AATCCAGATGTTTTAAATTCCCAAGTTAATTAAAATTATTAGCAATTTGATTAAGTATATATGCAAAATGTTCAAGTATTTTTTTTTTATTAAAATATGTTTGATAGAATTTAAAAGCATTATTAGTAATTTGTTTGCATTCTTGATCATTTAATTTACACCAAATAATTTGTTCTTCTAAATCAGATAAATCATATTTAATTGGTATATAATGAATATATGGTTTTAACATATTATAAAACCAACAAGTATTTCCCATAACATACATACTTTCGACCATTAACATTAATGAACCGGATTGTAATAAATAACTTGTTCTATTGGGACTTGAATGACCATCAATATTAATTATATATTTATATTGAATTTGTTCATTCATAGGTATTTTATTTTTTAATTTAATACCTTGTTTCATCATAATTGATGGTTTAATATAATTAATTTGAAAATTAGAATCTATTTTATCTCTAGAATTCCAAGATACAATTCCTGCATCTAATAATCCTGGTTTTGAAGTTCTCCATATATAATCTAATTGACTAATTTGTAATCTTTGATTATATTTTAATTCCATACTACCGGTTGCACTTCCTCTAAAGAATGCAATCTCTATTTTATCTTCCCAGTTAATGTGTTTTTCAATATTATAATAATTATTTTCAGATGTTGCTAATTGCCAATCTTGTGGTATGATAAATGGTATATCTAAATAATTTTGATTAGTATACGGTGATAATATTGGAATATATGATTTTGATTGATATATATTTTCAATTTTTTGATTATGATTTTTATACATATTTGGATATGGTTCATATAAATTCTGATGTAATATTGGATGATCTCTTTTATTAATAATAAAATAACAATCATTAATGGTATTTGTTTCTAATGTATTAATAATAATGTCATAATATTCTTTAAGACTATGCTGACCCCAAACATTTTCAAATTCTTCATTATTTAATATATATGCATTAACCCACCATTTATTAATATCTTTAATATAATTTTTATACTGTTTTAAATACTTTTTCTTAGTATGTATAAAATTTTGTAATGAACTAAATCGACTATTATAATTTTCGGTATATAATTTAATATTATATTTCCAATTATTTCTAAATTCTTTATTTGCAAATGGTATAAATGCTACTAATTGATTATTTTGTATTTTAACAAAGATTCCTGATCTAATTTTATGATAAATATAATTTAATGTATTAATACAAGATTGATTATTTAAATTCTTATATAAATTATTTTTTAATCGTGTATTAATTTCAAAATATTCCTTTTTAAATGATTTTTTTGTTTTAATATTATTTTGTAATTCAGAATTAAAATATTTATCAATAATTTGAAGTTTAATATCCGTCCACGAGTCAATAATTTGAAATTCCATTAAACTTATGTATTGTTATTTAAGAATAATGATTATTTAATTCAATTTTAATTATTTTTTTTTGAATATTAATATAAATTACTCAAATTATATTAATCAATATGTCATTATCAAATTCTGATATAACCAGTATAACAGATTATATTAACTAATAAATTTAGTGATGTACTTAAGTGTTTAAATAATTAAAGTATTATTAATAATATTTTTTTTTTTGAATTTAAAATTGAATCTATAGAGATATAATAACATACAAAGAATAAATGAGTTCATTAAAGACAGGTATGATTTATCAAATTTATTATAACAATGATCCAACTATTCATTATATTGGATCATCAATGAATAATCAAACCAGATATAGATGGAGAGATCATAAATCTGATTATCATAAATATTTAGAGAATCCTAGTAATAATAGAGCAAATATTTATCCATATTTTAAAGAATTTGGAATTGAAAACTTTAAAATTATTAAATTAAAAGATATTAAAGTAATTGATATAAAACATTTAAAAGCTTATGAGCAATTATATATAAATAAATATAAACCAGTAAATAAACTTAATCCATTCAATATTTTAGTTAATGAAGATAAAAAAATTTATAGAAAAGAATATTATAAAAAGAATATTGAACAAATAAAAGAAAAAGAATATAAAAGATACCAAAATAATCCAGAATATTTTTCAAATTATGCTAGAGAAAATAAAGAAAAGATTACAGAATATAAACATGAGTATTATTTAAAACAAAAAGAAAATAATAGTGAACAATATCAAAAATTGGTAGATAGAGCAAATAAAATAATTAAATGTGATATATGTAATATTGAGACTAAACAAAAACATATGAAAAAACATTTAGAAACTAAAAAACATTTGGATAATGAAAAAGGAATAAAAATTGATTATTCAAACGACCCTAATAAAAAATTATGTGAAATTTGTAATTGTTACACAACTAAAAAACATTTTAAAGAACATTTATCTAGTAAAAAACATCTAGCAAATATTAAATAAGTATCTTTAAATATTAATAATATTTTTTTTAGTATTTAAAATTGAAACTATAATGATATAATATATAATATACTTTAAATATGTCAGATTCTAGTCAAAATGCTATCAAAGACATACTTAAAAAATATATTCATTATTTAAGCGAGAATCCTATAAAATACCCTGTGAGTGGTTTGGATTATAGCTCGTTATATCCAAGCCTCATTATGGCATATAATTTATCACCGGAATATTTAATTCTAGATGATGATTATAAAGATAATTTACAAGAGAAAGGTTATAATATCCATAATATAAAGTTTGAATATAATTATGAGAATTATTTAGGTGAGAAACATAGTAAAGATATTATTGGATGGACAGTTAGACATGATGAATCAAATAAAGAAAATACAATGTTTGGTTTATATCCAACAATTTTAAGAGATCTATTTAAACAACGAGCGGAAATGAAAAAAGAATTAGCAATATATAAAGATAAGAAAGAACATATTGAAAAATATGAAAGAGATTATATTGATAATTTAGAATATAAAGAATGTTTATTTAAACTGAAATATTGTGATACTAAACAGAAAGCATTAAAAGTGTTTATGAATACTTTCTATGGAGAAATGGGAAATAAAAATTCACCATTATTTCAACTGCCACTTGCAGGTGGTGTAACTTCCGCAGGACAATACAATTTACTATTAATTAAAAAATATGTAGAAGATTTAGGTCATAAAGTATATTATGGTGATTCAGTCATTGGAGAAACACCAATATTAATTAGGTATAATAAAAAACATATTGAATTAATGAATATTAAAGATTTTTGTTGGACAAATTCTACAACTCAAATAAGTGAATCATATTCAAAATATTATATTTATAAGTCGAATGATAAAGAATATATTAGACCAAATATCTTTTTAAAACATAAATTAGAAGTATATACTGAAAATGGATGGACTAAGATTAAAAAAGTAATTCGTCATAAAACTAATAAGAAATTATATAGAATAACAACTATTAATAGTATTATTGTAGTAACTGAAGACCATAGTTTATTGAATGATAAAAAAGAAAAAATTAAACCGGAAGAATGTTCAAAAGAAACAAAATTATTAACTTGGGATAATATTAATTTATCACAATATACATTTAAGTTAGATTATTCATTAGAATATTATTTAAATATGGATTATATTTATTGTTATACGCAATTAAAAGCACAAACATTTTATCTTTATTTTAAACAATTAGGATTTAATGTTTTAATTGATACATTTTCAGAATTAAAACAAAGTTGTGTATATAGATTAAAAGTAATTAAAGAAAGAATTTTTGATGGCAATATAATTCAAAATATTGAATTTTTAGGATACTCAAATGATTACGTATATGATTTAGAAACTTCGAGTCATCATTTTGCGGCAGGTGTTGGTAATTTAGTTGTACATAATACAGATTCATTATATATATCATGCCCGGATTCATATTATTTAGATTTAGATAAAGATTATTATAGTAATAAAATTGATAAAGAAGAATATAATACTAAATTAGTAACAACAACATTTAGAGCAATTGAAGATATTAAAGTAAAAGTAAATGATTATTTGTACAATAATAATGGAACTAAATATTTAAAAATGAGTTATGAAGAGGTATTATATCCTTTAGCATTTCTATCTAAGAAAAAGTATTTTGGAATTCCACATGAGACTTTACCAAATTTTAAACCAAAAGATTTATTTATTCGTGGATTAGAAGTTAAAAAACGTGGAGTATCTGAATTATTAAAAATTATTTGTATGGATTTAATGTGGAAGTCAATGGATTTAAATAATACAAAAACTTTAAGAGAATTGGTAAATGACAAAATTAAAGAGATTTTTACTAAAAAATGGGGATTGGAAGATTTTATTCAAACAGGAGTATGGAAACCTGAAAAGAAGAATATTACATTAAATAATTTTGTAGATAGAATGAAACAAGAAAATAAATTAATTCCAACTCCTGGTGAGCGTTTTAGTTATGTGATTATTAAAAGATATCCATATAAATATGATTATAAAGGTAGACAAATACCTTTATTAAAGGCAGATAAAATGGAATATCTTGATGTTGTAAAACAATATAATTATGATATAGATTTAAAATATTATTTTGATAATCAAATTAATGGACAGTTTGCAAGATTAATTTCATATGATTCTGAATTTGAAATTCAAATATTAGATGTAGAAACTAATAAATTTATAATAGATGATGATAAAACATTAAATCAATGTAAAAAATATATTACACAGTTAGTTGATCAATTTAATAATACATATACTGATAGAAAGGACATTTTTAAAAATTTATATAAAGAAGTAAATAAACAATATAAATTAAAAAAAAATGAGGTATATAATAAAAAATTTAATATATTATTAGATACGCAATGTAAAAGTGATGAATCAAATATTTATAAAATGATAAATGATAATATTAAATATTATTTACAAAAGTTTGATGATTTAGAATATTATGCAAATCTAGTGATTAAAGCAAAGTATGGAGATTCTGATAGATTAAATTTGATTTATAATAAACAAAATAAATCTTATTACATTAAACAGCAAGAATATTTACAAAATACATTTAATAAACAATTAGATAATTTATTAAATATGATAAATCAACATAATTTACAAGATAAGATATTTAATATTGATAATGCAAATATTATTAATATTATTACTCATATAAAAAATCAAAAAAAGTTAGATGATATATGTGATTCAGAAGATAAAGATATAGATTTAAATGATTTAGTAAATGAAACAGAAATAAATCTAAATTTAGAAAATAAAGATTTATATTTACAAGTAGATATAAATATTCTTAATGAAATTTATGATAATTATATTAAATTAATAGCAACAAAAAAAAATAAATTAATTCATGAAATTATCTATAATAAGATTTATGATAAAAAATTTACAAATTCTAGTTATATCCCAAAGCCTAAAGATTTTGAGAAATTCAAATTTTAATTTGTAATAAAATAAATTAATTGTTTTATATTTTTTTTATTACAAATTAATTCCATTGTAATCGAACAGGTTTAGAACCTTGTTCTGGATCTTGGCTTGGAATATTACGAGCAGAAGGATCTATTGGAATATATGTGCGTCTAGCTAATCCCCAAGTAGTAACAATATCTTGACTATCACTTCGAGAAGGTGCGAAGGAAGCAGTTGAAGTTATTTTATTACGATCAGTAACATATTGATTGTGTTGTTGTATAACATCTTTATCTAAAGACATTTTTTGTAAGAAATCATTATAATCTAAATCTGGAGATATATTTAAAGTTTCATTTTTTAATTGGTATGGTAAATCATTTGTAAATGGTTCCTTATTTGTAAATTGGTCAGCTTTTTCTGGTTGTTCTTCAGGAGTTTCGGTTGTAGGTTGTTCTTCAGGAGTTTCATTTTCTGGTTGAGTCTTAGTATCTGGCATATTTTGCTGATCGACTGATTCACAAGGTTGTTTTTTAGCATAATCTGCAGCATCGAGGCCAAAATTTAGTAAAACGAAGTATAATGTTACAATAGAAATAACAATTAAAATATAAATTTTATTAGTATCAATAAACTTTATAAGTTTAGAACCCATAGAAGAAGGATTATCTTTATTTTCATCAACTGTATAAATATCTAAAAATGCCATTGTTTTTTAATTATATAATACAATGAATGTAATTATTAAAAAGTATTTTTTAAGTTATATATTTATAAATATAAAATTAGTTAAAAAAAAATAAATTTAATTTAAAATATATAATTAAATTAAATTAAATTAAATTATCAGTAAACAATTAAATTAAGCTATGAGTTTCCATATTTGTATTATTTATATAGTTTTATTAATACAAACAAAGAGAGGGTGTAATTTTGGGTTTTATAAAAATTTATTTAAGGATTGATATTTTAAAATAAGTAAAGAATTTATTACATCAGTAAAAAAAATATTATAAATTAATAATATTTTATAAATTTAAGAATAATAATTTTTTATTTTTTTATATAAGAATTTAAGTAATGCATAAAACAAATATAATAGAAGTAGAAGTAGAAGTAAGATAAGTATTAGAGGAAGACTTAGGTTAAAAGTTTTATTATCCATATTTATATTTATTAATTAGTTTGTGGTTTAATTAAAAATTCATATACAGAAACTCCAAATACAGCACCTATATAATCAGCAGTTAATGGAATCCAGAAATAATAATCAGTATAAGAAAATGATGAATATCCAGCACATGCAGCAAATACACGAGGACCTAAATCACGTGCTGGATTCCAAGCAAATGCTGTTGGATATCCAAGAGCAAATACTAAAGTACTTAACCATAATCCAATATAAATTGGTAAATGATCTTTGGTTGTTTTATGATCAATAAGCATAAAGATACCACCAACAAGTAAAGCAGTACCTAAAAATTCAGTAAACCATGCAGCGTAATCAGTAATAGCATTATTTGCAGATGTAGTAAATACATTACTATAAGTATCTTCTTCTCCTAATTTATTATAATAAATCCCATAAACAGTAGCAGCTGCAGCAAATGCCCCTAAAAATTGAGAAACTGAATAGCAAATTAATTGTTTAAGTGTAATAGAATGTTTAAATAAGTACATACATAAACTGACTGCAGGGTTAAGATGCGAAGGAGATTGAAAACTAGCTAGATAAATACCGAACATTAAATTAAAACCCCATGAGAATGAAAGACCAGTCCAATTTAAATTGGCTTCTGGATATAATGAATAAATTGCAACATTACCAAGAGATAATGTAATAAATAAATACATACCAAAGAATTCAAATAATGATTCTTTAACTAATGTATTTGGACATGTTAAATAATTTGTTAAGTTTTCTTGAATAGAAGCTCTTTGAGTATAATTATTGGAAGGTGTTGAAATTTCAATACTTAAAGTGTCCGACATAATAATTTTAAATTTAAAAACTTAGTTGATTTAATTAAATAGATGTAAATATTGAAGTTAAAATTATATAAGTAATATTAGATAATATTTAAATTAAAATTCAATACTTTTATGAGTTCTTTAATAGAATTTAAATCAAAATTTTTAGTTTATCCATTTGGATTATATAATAATAGTATAATATGTTATTTTAATTCTTTAATACAAACATTGCTTAGTTGTACTAGTATAACAGAATATTTATTATATAATGAAGAAAAATTTAAAAATAATAATTTTATTACAATTTATATAACTATTTTAAAAAAATATATACACTCTGAACATCATTCAAATTTTTTAGTAGATAATAATAATCTATTATTATTTAATGAATTTTTACAAAATATAAAAATAAAAAATAATAAATTTGGATATGATCAGGAAGATTCAGGAGAATTATTAATAATATTATTAGATATTATTAATGATACTTATATAAATAATTTATTTTTACATAAATATAAATGCGATATATACTGTAAAAACTGTAAAAATATAATTAATATAAAAAATGATACTTCTATATTTTTTGAAGTTGATATAAATGAAATTAATAATAATTTTTTAAAATATGATATAGATAAAAAATTCTCAAATTTAAATAAATTTATTAGAAATAATTATTCAGAATTAGATGCTTATGAATGTTTACAATGTAAAAATTCAACAACAAATATTAAAATTAATAGATTAACAATTGTCCCAACAATAATAATAATTAATTTAAATAAATATAAAGAAAAATATAATTTTCAATATCCTATAGAATTATATTTTGTAAATCAAACATTAAATAATTGTTATAAATATAAAATGATTTCAACTATTAATCATTCCGGAACACAAAGTTTTGGTCACTATATTGCAAAATCAATTAGAAAAAATCATGAATATAAAAATTATAATGATAAAGAATTAGATATTTATTTATTAAATGATACATCCTATCAAAAAGATAATTTTAAATCAACCCCAAATAGTTATTTATTATTTTATCATTATATCGAAACTGTCGATTATTATGAATAAAAAAAAATAATGATGTATTTAACTTATATCATTAATAATTTTATTTGCATATAATGTATAACCCCTGATTACTTTTTTTTCAGTTTTTAATAAATTAGTTTGTTCATCAAATACTTCATGATCTACAGAAAAACAATAATATTTTGATGAACCACTAATAATAACTGATATTCCATGTAAATCACTAATTAAATTATAATCTGTATTTAATTGAATTTTTGTAGTATTTAATATTTTAATACTAAATTTTTGTTTTTCATAATCAAAATATTCAGGATTTTTATATAATTTTATTAAATTTTTTTGAAACCGCAATAATTCATTAGGATCATTTATAGATACATTAATAGTATTATCCTTAATATAATTAATGTAACATTTAATTTTAAAAAACATAATTATATACTTTATACTATTAAAAAAAATAATATTAAATATATATTTTTTTTATTAAATTAATTTAAAATAAATCAGTAATTTCAAATTCATCATCTTTAGGTTGCATATCAGATGCTTCTGGGTAATCAGTAATACGCATATTAAGAATATTACTATCTGATACAACATTAGTATTAATGCGGTATACAGCTTTCTTAATCTTTAATCGAATGACTCGTTGAGCATTTACTAAGAATAAAATATTACGTAAAAATTTATTATTATGATATAAAGTACCAGTTTCATTATTTGTAGTTGCTGAATATCTAGTATTTAATTCTTCAAATATATTATGAGTATATTTTGGTTTAGCAAGATATAAAGAACTATTAGGATCATATGAAGTACTTGGAGTAGTTGCTTTATATGACATATCTAATGCATCTTTTAATACCGCACGAGGATTAGAACCATTATCAATAAAGTATGGATCTTGTAATAAACAACTTAATTTAAATAGTGAAGCTGATTCATCAGAAGGTAAAGTTGTTAAATTATCAGGATCAACATTATATACAAATGATTTAATGATATTATCAAAAGTAAAAGCATAATTATAAATATTAACTAATGGAACTTCTCTCATTAAAGCATGTACATTAATTGGGTTAATGTTAAGATCAATAATATTTAAAATACGAGCTTTAGAACGATCTAAATTATATTCACCAAGTGATTTATCCTGAGTGCAAGTAGTACCAATTAAAGTTTTAACAATATTATGTTTTTTATTTTCATTTAATTGATTTTCAATAAGATTGATAATATCATTTAATTTTGTTTCTGTTCTATTAAAATAATAACCACCATCTACTTCACCACGTCCTAATCTTCTTGTTGATTCTACTTTACTAAAATATAAATTATTATGAATATGATAAGACATATATCCATATTTAACAATACTTTTATTTAAAGTTAATAATTGATTCATTTTTTTAACTTCAACATTATTAGTTGATAATACTCCATTATTATATGTTTTTAATTGTTCTTTAAGCCATAAATAATTATTAATATCTTCATTTTCATCTTTAGATGAATTATTTAATATATAATTAGTACCATAAATATATTTATTAGCATCTGAATTAATATAATGAATTGGTAATAAATTCTTAATAATATTATCTTCAGAATTTATAATTGGTGTTAAAATAGAAACAGGCATATATGGTAATTGACGATTATTGTTATAAAAGTTTTTAATAAAGTTATCTCTAATATTTCCAAATTGAGGAGTGTAATTTAATTCACTTAATACATTATTAGCATCTGTAACTAATGCACGTGATCCATTAATAATATTATTTAATACTTCATGAAATTGTAATTTATATGTATCAAATTTAGAATCATCTAATTTAATAAATGTAGTTTGGAATTTAATAACATTACCAAAATCATCTTTTAAATTATATAAATCACTATCAGTAAGTTGGCTAACATTTGTTTCAGCGGCACCTGTACCATCTTGTGCTGCAAATTCTGGATTATCTAATAATTTTTTATATAATACACATTCTTCAATTAAATGTTCAAAATATGTTACAAATACAGGTAAATATGCTTTATACTTTTCAATTTGTACAGTAGATACTTCATTAATAACATCTAATAAATGATATTTAACTGGTAATTGAATATTTAATGTACGTGTTAATAATGTACGTAATGTCATAACATTAGTCATACTTAATACTGCTGATGAATTAGAAAGAACTGAATTATTTAATGAACCAGGTGCTAATTTTACACCATCTCCAAACATATCTGGTATACCACCTTGTTCAAATACAAGTGCACTCATAGCTTTATTAGCAAATTCATCAATAAGTTTAGTATAAATCTTTTTAGTAGATGTATTATAAAATTGTTCAATATAAGTAAATACTAACATATTAAATTTTTGTAATATTGATTTATTGTTAAAAGATGAATTATCAGAAATTGGGGTAGCATCCATAACATAGGAAGAATAGGTAACATTTTTTGCAGTCCATGATCTAGTTGCTGCATTATATTGTTGATTAATATCAGTTAATAATGGACTTGGTCTAGATGTTAATTCATTAACTTCATTTGTTCCAAACATAATATGTTGATATAATTCATTAACATTATAAGTTTTAGATTTATCATTAAAAAATTCAGATATTTTAGTATTTAAATAATCTAATGTTTCTTTTTCTTCATAATTTTCGGCTGATGAATCATTTTTAATCATAATATTTAATATACGATTTTCAAGTTTATAAAGAGAACTTTCATATTTATTAATAAGTTCAATACATATTAGATTTCTAAATTTAGAAATCATATATTTAATATTTTCAATATATGATTCAACTATAGTTTGTAAATTACTAAAATCTATAATTATCTTACTATTTGAAATTTGTTTAACTTTAAATAATGAACCATCATGGAAATATTTATGTAATTCAGATATAATAAATAATTTTGAAGAATCAGGGGATGTTAATAAAATATCTGTAAATAATACTATTTTATCTAAAATATAATATGAAATATTATCAAAAAGTGATATTGAATTCATTACACATTCGTGAAATAATAAATATACATCAACATTATAAGCATTAATATTACTTGATTGGTCAATTGCTTGAGCAATTAATTCAAATTTATTATCAGCCGAATCGGTAGAGATAATTTGTTTTTTATAATGTTTAATTTTTTCATTAAATGTTTGTGTTGATAAGTCTTTGACAACTTCATTATTACCAAATAATTGTTCATAAATATTATTACGGAAATCACGAACTAATTTAATATCAGTAAAAACTAATGAATCATTAGTATATTTATTAAATGAAGTTTCTACATATTTACTACTAGGACCAGCACGTTCATATTCATTATTTTCATCTAAGATATCAAAATTTACATTATCTTCTAATGTCGAGTCAACAACATTTTTAACATATTTCTTTTTAATTTGGTAAAATTCAGCAATATCTTTTTGTTTAAGAATACCATAACGACGATTAATTTCAGATACTAAATCTAAAACAACAGTTCGTACTAATTTATCTTTAGGTGTTGATTTATAAGAATTGTAAATTTTATTAACTTCATTAACAATATCTTTCATGTTAGTAATACTATAAATACCATCTTTAATATATTTTGATTCATCAAAAATACATTGAATAAGACCGCTCCATACTGTACCAATTTCAGGAATGTATGCAATTACTTCAACTTCACTATCTTTATCAACATTATTTTTATATTTTTGATTACCATCTTCAAAAATTGATTTATAAAATTCAACAAGTAATGGTAAACGAATATATAATTCAATAGCTTCTGGAATAACTTCAACATTACCAGCACCAATAATCATACGGACAGGATTACGCATAATATGTGCTAATGTATCAGGTGTTGTTAATAAAGTATGAGTATCAACGACTGTAAAGATTTTACCAATCATCGCTTTAAGTCCAAGAATAAAATAACGATCATCAATAATAAATACATCTTTTCTTAAACGATTCATTAAATCAATAAGTGCTCCATCTTGATCAGTTGTTTTAGCGGTTTCAGCTTTTAAAACAGGTAAAACTCGAGATTCTACTTCTTTATAAGTATCTAATGGCATTACAAGAGTAGTAAATAATACATTGAAGAAAGATGCAAAATCACCAGTTTCTGGTTCATATAAACCTTTATTGGTGTTATCTTTATTGGCATCACCACGATTACCACCACCAGTTTCATAACCCATAGTAAATGCACTTACCCAAATATATTTAACTAAATGTTTATAAATAAGATTAGGTGAGATATGTAATTTTTCAGTTAAATTAACATTACCATATTTTTCACCTAAATGAATAAACATAGAAATAATATTTTTTAATACAGCAATAGAATCAATACATTTTTTAGTACGTTCAAAAGCAACTTTAATTTGTTCTTGTACTAATGGTGCATTTTGTAAAAGTGGAGGGAGTGTAAATGGATAAGTAGTAGATGAGAATTTATCTTCATCATTTACTTTTTTATCAATATGATTATCTAATAAATCAATCATGTTACCAACTGATTTTTTAGTAAACCATTTAGCAATAATATCAGTTTGTTCAAGCATTTTATTTAAATCCATTACTGCCTCAGGGTGAGCTGATAATTGTTCAGTAAAATTCATTAAATATAAATCAATAGCTTCTAATGAACGGTATAATCCATCTTTTGCTTCATATTGTAATTTGTAAATAGTTTCAACTAATCCACGAGGAAGGAATTTTTTAGCATCTTTACCTTCACCAGAATTCCATTCTTCTAATAAACGACCTCGACCGCGGGTTTTATCATTTAATCGATCAACATTTTCAACATATTCTTTTTGTAATTCAGTTAATTTTAAACCAATAGATTTACCAAGTAATTGATCATAATCTTCTTGATAGAATTTTTGTTCTTTATTCATACGATGTAAATTTTCTTTAATAGTAGCAACTTTACTGTAGAATGCTAAACGTTTAATACTTTCTTTCATTAATTTAATATTATTCATTGAAAATGATTGCTCGACTAATTTATCAGTCCACATAAAATCACTCGAACCACTTTTTTCTTCTTCAGCTTTCTTAAGATTTAAAACAGTATCAGACATTGTATCAATTACATCTTTTAATCCTTTTAATTCAGAAGTAATATCTTTAAATACTGAATAATTATTTAATTTAGTAGATGCGGCAATAATTTTATCTAATGTATCAATAAATCGACTACGGATTTCTTTTCCAGCAATACTATAATCTAAATTAATAAGCGAATAAAAGATTTTTTCATTACTAATATTTTCATTAAATCCTAAAAACATTTTGATAAAATCTTTAAGATCATCATCATAAGAAATTTCAGAACCTACTTTAGTAGTTAATAAATCAATAATAGCGACTAATGATTTAAACTTATTATTAATTTGATTCATAAATGTTTTATATAATTCTTTCATTGTTTTTTCATATACTTGAACACGTTTTGCAAGACTAGATTTAAGACGAGTTTTTACTTGACGACCAATTTCTTTGTCATATGCACCTCCATCAATTTTACCGTTAACTTTTGATTTCTTATCATTTTCAGAATCACTTGAACTAGATGAACTAGATGAACTAGATTCACTTTCTGAATCCGAGGTAGATTTTTCTTTACGTCCAGATTTTTGTAAAGCTTTTATAATTTCATCATGATCACCTTGAGATGATTTAAGAACGTTCATGGCTTCTAAAATATTAGTAAGGTCTTGAGTAGTATCTAATTTTTTTTTATTAAATTTTTTAAATACACTATATAAAGCATCAGATAATTCTTTAGAATTTTTAATATTTTTATATTCTGAAACAGACATCTCTAATTCTTTAAGAGCTTCTTTAACTTTTTGAGCCATTATAGATGTATCTGTTACATTGGTAAAAACTAATGCTAAACGATCACTTGCAGTTTCATCACCATAAGTAACTCCTAATGTTTCGGCAAGAGTAGTAAAATCTTCATTTTTTTTAAGTAATTCAACTAAATTTTGATGAGTTGGTTTAATATTTACTTTTAAAATATTTTGTAAAATACCTAATTGTCGATCGAATTCTAACATAATTTTTGTTTGAACTGAAAGAATATGATTTGCATGAATATTATTTTTAGGATCTTCTTTAGCTAATTCATATAATCGATTAAAAGTTTTTTCTAACATATCTTTTAATGAATCTAAATTTTGAACTTTTGTTTGAACCATGGTAGAAAGATTATTATATTCATCTTTAGTTTTAGTAACTGAATTTTTAATTTTCTTAAGAACCATTACTTCACGGGACATTTTTTTACCTCCGCTAATTTCAGATGAGCCAACAGAGCAAGGTGCTTTATAAATTTCATCTAATTTATTAGCTAATCCAGCATGTACTTTAGGATCGGCTACAAATGTACCTCCTTGAATAGAAAAGCCACTTTCAGAAGATCCGGTTATTTTAGTACTTGGATTAAGACCACTACCATTAAAAATAGTTGATAATTCATTTACAATACCAGCAATTTTAGAATTTTGTGATTCAAAGGCTCCAACCGAATCAATATGTGAGGAAGATTCAATACTGCCAAACATTTTTATAATAACAAATATAAAAGTTTATAGAATTCTTTTTTTGGAATTTAACGTCAATATATAAATAATAAATATTTTAATTTTAATTAAATTAATTTTATTTTTTTATACCATTAAAGAAAATTAATTTAATTAATTAATTATTTATTAATATTTTTTTATTTACACTTGTATATTTTATTTTATTAATTAAAAAAAAATAAAATTAGAAAATTTAATATAAAATAAAATAAATTTAGAAAAAATAAATTAGTGTATAACAAATTTATTTTTTTTTAAAAAAAAAATAATTTAATTTATTATAATAATTAATTAAATTATAATAAAAAAATATTAAAAATTATAATTTAATTAATATACATATAAATTATAAATAAGATTAATATTTGCAAAGTGTAAAGATATGAGTAAAAAATTTTGTAATTTATTCAGTTTTGTAAAGGATAATAATACCGCCCTAGTCTCAGTTATTGAAGACTTATGTGCTGATGGATTATTTAAAGGTCGTGGTGAAAAAACCTTTTTAAATCCAACATCAAAAATGGTTGGTGAATTACAAGGAATGGTTGATAAAGGTGATGCTGATGAAGCATTAACTAAATTAAAAAGTTTATTTTTAGAAGGATATCATGATTCAGTTGTAACTAGTAATTCATATGTTTCTTTTAATGGTAAAACTGTAAAAGGTTTAAAAGTATCCCCATCTAAAAAATTCAATAAATGGAATTCTGATATTATGGTATTTGATACAGATTCTTTCCCAGAAGAAGGTGAAGCAACTGAAAGTAAAAAAACAAAAAAGAAAACTGTAAAAGGTTCTAAAGAATCAGCCAGACGTGTAGAAGTAACTAATGAATTAATTAATAATTATATGTTAGAACAAGATCATAAACTTTTTGCATATGCTGTCAATTCATTATTATCTTTTGTTAAAAGTAAAGATACAAAAGTATATGAATCTGTTCACAAATTATTAGATCCTAATATGGTTGTTAGTTGGTATTTATTAGTACAACCAAGTGCACGTATGAGTGGTAAACATATACCAGATTCCATATTTAACAAATGGGCTAATAAAGCTTATAAATCACCAGTTAAAAGTGTTGAATTAATTCGTGAATTAATGTCTTCGAATAATTATGATAATAAAGAATTAAAAAATATTATTGAAAAACGTAAAGAAATTAAAGCAATTGGTTTAAAAGATACTATTAATGATGTAGTAAAAGCCTATAAAGATGATCACCATAAATTACTTGAAGATGAATTACGTTTCCGTTTCTCAGATTTAGTAGTTTTTGATGGTGAAGATATTATGACATTAAATTTAGTAGATTGGGATAGCCCTAAAAAAAGTTTAGTATTATTTAATAATGTCCCAAAATCTAATTTACTACAAAGTGAAATTTATAAATTAATTACACAATTTATTAAATCGAATGCATTTTTATATACCCCATATAATGATGATATTATGAAAAAAATTAAAAATACAATTAGCGGAGCAGGAAGTGCTTCTAATAATTCTTTATATATTTGCGGAGGATCGAATCGCGATGGTGTTCAAAAAATGTCTTGCGGTGGTTTAGATTTTAGTTTAGAATCTTTTGTCGGTGGTTTAAATGCTGAACAAATTGAAGAATTAAAAACATACTTATAATTATACTATCAATAGTAAAAAAATATAATCTAACAGTTAACGTTAAATTCTTTTTTTTTAATTATTAATCGAAGAATACAATAGAGAATCATAATTAACATTAGTAATTAAAATTCTACGACAACAATAACGTTGAATATGCAATAATTCAAATATTTCAGTTAATTTAACATTAACCAAACTATCAATTTCAATTTGATTAGGGTTATAATTATCTTTGTATATTTTTTTTAATTCTTCCTCATAAATATTATTTTTTAATAATTCATATAAATCTGCATATTCTCCTAAAGAATTATTACACGTTGGGCATTTAACAAAAGGATACATTATTAATACTTGTATTGAATAATAATGCTTATACTATATTATCTAAATAATATTTAATTCAATTTTAAATTCAATAATGCTAATAAAAAAAAATTGAATTTATATTTTAAGATAACTTTATATACAGTAATATAATAAATTAACTTTCAGTTATCAAAAGAATAATAAACAATATGAATCAATCTATTCTTTATCCAGAAGATGTTATTAAATCTTATAACATTTATGGTGATGATTTTATCATTATTGATTTAACAACAATTAAAGAAAATCAAGCAAAAACTGTTAAATACTGTCAATTAAAAATTAAAAAAGAAAATGGACAAGAAGTTGTTCCAATTATCAAACTTATCAATTTAACTGTAGCAGGGAAAATTAAAGCACCAATTGATCGTGAATTTGAGCAATTAAAAGTAGCCCTTCGTAAAGAAGATTCTACCAATGCAGAATCAAAATTTGGTGAAGCAATGGAATTAATTTGTAATACTTTTACTAAAAAAGTAAAAGATATGAAAACTAATGGAATTATTAATGATGATGAAGATGATGATGCTAATAGTGCAAATGTTGTTATTGTACCAAATTGTAAACCACAAACACCTCTTCAAAAGAAAGCAAAAAATAAGGATAATGTAAATGTAAATTTAGATAATCCAATGCTTTGGTTAGGTCTTAACTTTAAAAGATATAATGCTGAAGAAGAAAAGAAACTAGAAGTTCTAGATGGTCTTGCATACAAAAGAGATAATAAACCATTTTATATTAAAGATTTTGATTTAAATATTTATGATCTTGAGAATGTAATTAATAAAAAGCCACAACTTGCAACTGATGAAAGTAAAAATATTATGAATAATTCAAATGTTCATAAATTTATTACAGTTAATAGTTTACTTTCTGGAACTATTTATATGCAAGTAGTTATGTCAAACCAATCTTTTAATTTAAATACAAAACTATCTCGTAATTTATATGTTAAATCTAACAAAAATAGTATGTCAAATAATAATCATATGTTTGATGATTCTGAATTTGAATTAATGATGGGGAAACCTGCTCCGGTTGCTCAAGCAACTTCAAATGATGAAGTTGAATATGAAGATGAATCAGAAGATGAACAAGAAGATTTGGATAAAAAATTAGATAATCTGAAATTTGAATAATTGCAATTAATATATATAAATTGTATTTTCATAAGATCCTTTTATTTTTTTTTCTTGTGTATTAATAAAAATAGGTATTGAAAAATTATTAATATATTCTAATTCAACCTCATTTTTTGTTTCTATAATATTATCATTTAATTTATTATTTAAATTAAAGGGGTAACTATTAATATTTTCAATAGATATTAATAAATCTAATTTATGCAAAATATCCATAATTAAAAAATTGAATTAATATTATTAATTATTAAACAATGATTGAAGATACCTATATTAGTTATAATATTATTTCTTATTTAAATATTCCAGAAAAAATATTTATTAATAAATTTCACTATAAAAAATCTAAAGATATTATGAACTCTAAAGTTAGAATTATTGAAAATTTTTATTTAAAGCGTAAATTCTATTTACAAATGGTATTTGAATATTTAGATGAAGATAATTTACAAGCAATTAGAAATTATTATATTATATTTTATCCTAAAGAATATCGAAAGTTATTTTTTGAGCAAGTATTAAAATATAGAGCTCGATATTTATCACATAATAACTATTTAACTATTATACATATATTAGAGCAATCAATACTTACTAATAATTATAATAAACATTTTAAACAATTAGTAAATTTATTACAATTAAATGATTTAGCATTTCTTGGCTGGTAACTTACTTATAAACTTAATAAAAAAATAATTGAATTTTTTTAAAGTAATTATAACTTAACAATGCTAATAAAAAATAATTTTATGAATAATATTAAAGAAATGAAATTGAGATTAAAAATTGCTAAATTGAGAAAATTAATTCCATTCACTGTTGTAGTTCAAAATAGTCAACTTCTACATATTAAAAACCAGAAGTTTTTTCCAATTATTTTCTTAACTAGAAAAGATTATTATAAAATGATTATATCTGCATTGTATAAAATTGTTTATTATTTTAATACAAAACCTGGAAAAAATTTTCTGAAATATTTAATTCATAATAAGTGGAAACTTAGAATTATAATAACCCAATCAAGAAAAATAATATTTCAAATTAAAAGATTCTAAAATGAAATTTTATATTTACTGTTTATTTTTTTTTGATTTAATATAATAATATAAATAATATTATAATAGTCGTCTATATCATATAAATATAATAAGTTATTCAAAATGGCATATTTAAATATAGATGATTTAAAATTTGAAGATGATTTAAATGCAAGAAAAGAATTTATAGAAAATGAATATTTAAATCAAAATAATTCTAATCTCACTGCATTAGATAGTTTAATTCAACAAACAAATAAATTAGAATTAACAAATTATCAACAATTTGTTACCCATTTTATTAATCCAAATACTCATTTTGAGAAATTGTTATTAATTCACTCAACAGGTGTTGGAAAAACAATTACTGCATTATCCACAGCTTTAAATTTTATTAATATTTATAAACAAGAAAAATTAATAGATAAAACACAAAAAAGTGGAATGATTTATATTATTGGCTTTACAAAAAATGTATTTAAAAAAGAATTATTTAATCGATCTGAATTTGGGATAGTTAATGATGATGAAATTAAAGAAATGACTAATTTAAAAAAACAAATTCTTCAGTTTAATAATAATTCAGATATACTAAAATTAAAAGAATTAAAAATGAAGTATAGTTCACGATTAAAATCTAGAAAAGGAAATGGATTTTTTGAATTTATTGGATATAAAGAGTTAGTAAATAAATTAATAATTAAAAATCAATTAGATGTTAAATTACAATTAAATAACATTAATTCTGAGGCCGAATTAAATTATTTAATCGATCAAGATATTATTAGATTAAATATTGAATTCTTAGAACAATTTGATAAATCATTAATTATATGTGATGAAATACATAATGTTTATAATTCATTAAATACTAATAATTGGGGGATGTCATTAAATATAATATTTAATTATTATAAAACTCGAAAATCAATAAGAGTATTATTTTTAAGTGCGACACCAATAAATAATAATCCAATTGAAATAATTAGTTTACTAAAATTATTAAATGGGGATTTAACCATATCAAAGAAAGATATATTTGATTCTAATAATAATATTAAATCGAGCGGATATGAAATAATAAAAAAAAATATTATGGGTAAGATATCTTTTTTAAAAGATATGGATATTACTTCATATCCAGTTAAAGAAATTCATGGTGTTTCTATTAAAGATATACCCTATTTAAAATTTATTAAATGTCCAATGAGTGATCTACATTTTAAAACTTATGAAGAAGTTTCAAAAGAATATTCAATTCAAAAAAATATTAAATATGTTGATGATGAAGAAGATACCAATATTGAAGAAATTATTGAAGAAATTAAATTAATTAATAAAACATTAACAAAATATCCAATTAACTTAGAATTAGATAAAAGATTTTTAAATGATTTTGTATTACCAAAACCAAATAGTAAAATAGGTATGTATTTAAAAACTGAAATAATTAAAGAAATTCAAAATGCATCACCCGAATGGAAAAATAAATATGGAATATCATTAATAAATAATGATAAATTATTAAAAAATACTATTACTGGAGACATTTTATTAGAAAATAATATTAAAAAATATTCAACTAAATTATTTACATTATTACAAATTATTAAGAATATTATTAATGAAGATAAAGGTAAAATATTTATTTATCATAATTTTATTCAAGTATCTGGTATTAATTTAATATCACAATTTTTAAAAATAAATGGATTTTTACCATTAGATGAACAATCAAATAAATATTCTAAATGCAATATATGTTATAAATTAAGAGATGAAGAACATAATAATCATGATTTTAAACCAATACGATTTATAATTATAAGTAGTTTAATACATAAAAATATAATTGATAAACAATTAGATAGTTTTAATCTAAATAATAATAATAATGGAGAAGAAATTAGGTTAATCTTGGGTTCGAAGGCAATTAAAGAGTCTTATAATTTAAAAGCAGTACAAAATTTAATAGTAATGCATCAACCAGATAATATTTCAACTTTAATTCAAATTTTTGGGAGAGCAATTCGAAAAAATTCACATATTGATTTACCACCACAAAATAGAAAAGTTAATATTCATATACTAGTTTCAACTATACCAGATTTTATTCAAAAAAAAACAAAAAGTTATATATATTCTTATGAAGAAATGAAATATAAATATAAATTAGAAATTTATAAGGTGATTCAAAAAATAACTAATTTATTTATAGAACAGGCAATTGATAGAAATATTAATTATAATATTAATTTTCCAGATTATGATATAATTAATGATAATGATTTATATTATATTAAACCATTAACTAAAAATCAATTAATTAAAATAGATTATAATAAAATAAATTTATCCACTTTTCAAAGTTATTATTACCAAGATGAAATTAATTATTGTAAATTTTTAATTAAAAGGTTATTTATTGAAACATCAAAAGTATGGAAATATTCAGATTTATTAAAAGCAATACGTAATTCAATACTCCAAACAAAAAAAAATACACAATTTATATCAGAATATTCAGTAATTATTGCATTAGATTTTTTAGTATATAATAAAACTAATAGCTATATACAAAATATTAATGAAGCAAATAATCAAGATAATTTAACTTTTAATAATAAATTACTAATTGATAATTTATTTAATTCTAATGAGAAATTTATTATTGATATGAATAATAATATGAATGTTATTTTATATATTAATGATTTTTATGTATTGATTCCATTAAATAATCGTATTAAAAATGATAATAATATTTATGATAATGTGGAATATGATATTTTATACATTTGAATATATCCCTGAAAAAAAAATTAATATAAATAAATTAATAGAAGAAGATGTTAATTTAAATAATTATGATTTTATAAAAGAACAATTTATTAAAAAATATCAAGAGAAAAATATAAATAAATTAGTTAATATTATTTATGAGTATGATTATAAATTTCATTTACAATTAATAGAAGAGATAATAGAATACTTTTTTAATTTATATACGAATGAAAATTATCAAATACATATTCATCATGATTTTTATTTAAAACTTTTATATTTTTATAATAAATTTAATATTATTATATTTGCTAATAAAATGGATCAGGATTTACAAGAAATTTATGGCAAATATATCTTATCGACTAAGTTAATGAATTTTACAATATCTAATGACGAATCGGATAATTATAATTATAACAATTTATTAATACAACTATCATCAGAATCACAATCAAGTAGTTATGAAGATACACAATTTTATTTTAACTTTTATAATCAAGCAGTAACCGAAGTAACTGATTATTTAACAAAAAGAAAATTAAAATCAACAAATACTAATGAAAATTTAAAAATATTTGATTATCTATTACCTATTGGGCATGTGTACGATGAAAAAATTAAATTTTATCATCCAATGAATTATTGGTTTAATAAATTAGATTATAATAAATTAAATGTTAATTTTAGCGAAAATAAAATTATTATTGGATATTTAGAAAAAACAAAATTAGGATTTGATATAGTTTTTAAATTACGAAAACCATTATCAAATGAAAATAATAAAAAAAAAGATTTAAGAAATGTTGAAACGGGATTAAATTGTTTTAATAAAGATAAAATAGAATTAATTCAACTTTGTAAAAAATTAAATATTAGTTTAGATAATGTTAAACTTAGAAAAAATAAATTATGTAATTTAATAAAAAATGAATTAATTAATAGAGAATTAGAAGAAAGAAAAAAAATGAGTAATATTAAATATTTTTATTTTTATTGGGAATTATAAATTAAGTAATTGGAGAATATTTGGCAGTTGTGTATTTTTTTCATATGATATCCACATATGTTTATTATTTTCTTTAATTTTTACATGTAATTCGGTGTCATAATTTTTATGATAATTATGTGGGTATATATTGCCTTTTTCAATTATTGATATTTTCTTAATTTCATTTAAAAATGTTGATTTATTAATACCAGATATTCCAACTATTTTTATAATATTATATCGATGGTGTAAAAATAAATGTTCTTGTTGTTTACTAAGTTGCACATCAGATATATGTGATTTATCAAAATAATCATAATCTATAATATTAAATGTATAATTATTAGTATTATCTGATTCATCTGAACTACATGAACTACTATCAGTATCCATATGTGGTTTAATAATATCAAATTCTAAATCAATTAATAAATTTAATTTGTCTATTTGAAATAATTTAATAAATTCAAGAATCTTTAATTTACATAAAGAATCATACTTAATCATATCAGTTAAATAAATAGCATAATTATTATCCATATTAGAATAACTAAGTGGGTTAAAATAAATAAAAATTCTAATAGTATCATAATTTAAATTAGTTATATATAATACTGAATCATACAATAAAGAATACTGATCTAATATATTTTGAATCCATTTTCTAATTACATTAATATATTTATTTTTTAATTTCAATATTGATTTATTAGTTAGATTATTATAATTAAATACTACATCATTATTAGTTGAATTGTCATTATTTTTAAAATTTACATGAATAATTTGATTATCGCTAGATTCGGGAAATTTTAATTTCATATTAATTATAAAATAATTACTATTTGTTTTATTATGCAATAATTTATACATTATTTTTTTGAATCTAAATAATTTTTTATTTTTTGACTTGTATTAGTATCATTAATTAATTGATAAGCATTTAATATATTATTAAATTTAAATATTTTTATTGTATTAGACTCAGAATCTATAGTATAATAAAATTTTTCACCATTAATAATAATTTCCTCAGCTATAACTTTATTAGTTTTTAAACATGCATTAGATAATTCAATATCTTTATGTATATCTGGATAATATAATTGTTTATTATTTGCCAAACAATTAAAACAATCATAATTAATACCTTTACCATTTGATAATTTTTTATTTAAAAAATTACATTCAATAGAAGTTGATGCAATTGTTTTTAAAAATTGTTGAATTAATTCTTGATTTTTAATTGCATTTTTAAATATATTTATATCTGTTGTTAATTCTATTTTACCTATTTTTTTAGTAGATTGCATATTTTCTTTAATTTTATCTTTTTCTTTTTTTAAAAAATCAGAATTATAATCGGATAAATAAATATATGTTTGAACATTCTGTTCTTCCTTTGGTAAAAGTTCATGTGATTTATATCTTACAGCTCTGGCAATAATTTGTTCAATTAAACTATAATTCCAATAAGGTTCCATAATATGAACAGATCTAACATTTTTAAGATCAAGACCTTCAGCACCTGATTTAGAAATTAATAAAATTGATATTAATTCTCCATGTTTATTTTCTTCAGAATTACATATTTTAATAATATTTTCTTTTTCTTCTGAAGTTTGTTGACCTGAAAAAATAGCATAATGTAATTTTTCTGAATCTGAATTATCAGAATAAGATATATAGTTATTTAATTCTAAATATTTAACAAATGATAATAATCCAGAATCTAAAAATGTACTATATACTAAAGAAATTTGGTTTTTATGATTTGTTTTAATATTATTATACATAGATACAAGTTTAGGACTATATTTATTAAAATTATACAAAGTTAATTCTTGAACATCTGGAATATAAATATTTGATAACTGTCGTGATTTAATTCTATAACTTGTAGATACTGCATTTTTTTCTTTTACAATACTTGAACCAATAATATCATTTTGTCCATAAAATTTCGATGTTTCTTTTTTTTCAATGTCTCGAGCTTTCATATATTCAATATTTTGAATTAATGACATTTCTATAGTTTCTATTTTAATTGGTAATCTATCAGGATAATTTTCTTTTGCTTTCAATACTTTAATATCATCTTTTATTGTTTTAACTACATTATTATACATATCTCCATAATAAGATACTAATCCATATATACGATTTTTAAATTTATCTTCATTCTTTAAACTATTTGAACTAATATCAATAAAATATTTTTGAAAATCTGAATAATATTCGGGTAAAATAGTATGATAATTTTTTTTACTATTTAGTGATTTAACGTTAATTTTACCATAAAGCATATTAAATGCGACAGCAATTTCAAATGGGTTATTAATAATAGGAGTACCTGTTAAAAATATTAATTTAATTTTTTGAGTATTCATAATAATATCATAAAATTCATTAGCTATTTTTGAACCATTTACTATTGAATTAAATAGATTATGTGCTTCATCTATAATAATAACTTTGTTTTCTAGATTTATTGTTGATTCATCATCTTTCGATTTATATTTAGTCATAAATGATGTTAATTTATCATCTAATGACTGGATCATATTTTTTGCATTACTAGTTACAAATTTATATTGATTAATAATTTGTTCAGTATCATTAATTGTATTATCGCCATTAGATAAATCTAAATATGTTTTAATTTCTTTTTTATAATTATTTTGTAAAGATTTAGAAGATAAAATAATTATATCTTGGCCTAATTTTCTAAATTCTTCAGCAATTGATATAGAAGTTAATGTTTTTCCACTACCGACTGAATGATATAATAAAATACCACGAGCATCAGTAAATACTAAATAATTAAATATATATCTTTGATAATCAAATAATGTTTTTTTAATTATTTCATTATTATCCTTATATAAATTATCTAATAATTTATTTAATTCGGATGGAAAATTAGTAATATTTTTATCTAAATGTATAATGTCAGATGTCATTTTTTCTTAGTAATTATTATTATTTTACAGTCTAATAATAAAAAATTATACTTATATTAATATAATATAAATAATAATATTAATATAAAATGAATAATAATAAATCAATTTGTGCTTTAAATGCAGATAAAAATAATTGTTTACCAAATAATGTTATTCAATCATTATCTGAAGTTGTATTATCAGACTCTAAAAATATTATAATTCCTAAAATATCACAAGCATTAAATTGTGACCCTAATTTATCTCTACCAGACCAAGAATTATGTATTTTACATACAATAAAAAATAAAACAGACGATGAAAATTTAAAACTGGCTATTGATAAACAAGTTTTAAAAAATTTTAAAATACCAACTCACAGTTTAGATAAAAACTATTGGTTAAATAATACCGAAATTGATAATATTCAATTTCAATTTCAAAGTAATTATCCTGGTTATTATTATTCTACAATTCATATGATAGATTTAGAAAACTTTAAACCAAATAACTCAGATATCATTTTACATAATGATAAATTATATAATATTAAAGATATTGATTTTCCAATCGAATTATCATCTAAAATAACGGGAAGTTCAAAGTCTAAATTAACGTATAATGGTGATTTAAAATATTTTGGAATGGTATGTAATACTGATTTATCTACAAATGGTGGATTGCATTGGTTTAGTATATTTATTGATTTTACAACAAATCCAATTCAAATAGAATATTTTAATTCATCTGGATTACCTTTAACAAAAGGAAATCATGTAAAAGAAAGAACAGAATTTTATGAATTTTTTCAAAATATGGCTGATGAATTATCAAAACAAGGTTTCCCTGCAAAGTTTATACAAGTTACTGAGATCGAACATCAAAGATATGATACTGCAAATTGCGGAAGTTATAGTTTATTTTATATATGGTCTAGATTAAAAGGAAAACCATATACTATGTTTACACATACTAAAATAACTGATGAATTAATGGAAAAGTTTAGAGGTGTATTATGGAGAACTAAAAAATAAAATATTACAAATGTAATTTAAAAATTAAATTACTAAATTAGAATAAAATATGTGTATTATTTGTACTGGTGAATATAAAGAAGATTTAAAAAATTTAAATTGTAATTCATGTAAAAAGATTACAAAACTACCTTATAATTTAAAACATATAAAATATTTAAATTGTTCTAATACTAAAATTAAAAGATTGCCATCCAATCTTACTAATTTAGTATATTTAAATTGCAATAATACTCCTATTACAAGTATTCCTTCATCATTTAAACACTTACTATATTTATTTTGTTCTAAAACAAATATTACCATTTTGCCATTGTTAAATAATCTTAAAATATTAAATTGTTCATTTAATAATATATATATTTTACCTCGCTGTTATCAAAAATTAGAAGAGTTAAATTGTAGTAATACTAAAATACATAAATTACCTAATACCTTAAATAGATTAGAACATTTAAATTGTTCTAATTGCAATATTACAATTTTATGTCCTAATTTTAGTAAAATAAAATATTTAAATTGTAATAATAATAATATTTATATGATACCTAATAAATATTCATCTTTAGTTTCATTAAAATGTCAAAAAAATAATATTAAGTATATATCTTATAGATTAAATAATTTAAAATATTTAGATATTGCATGTAATAATATTAAACAAATATCTGAATATTATTATAACTTAAATTATTTAAATATTAGTTGTACTCCTATCAATAATATTCCTGAAACATATACTAAATTATCTATCTTAAAATGTTATAATACTAAAATACGTTCTTTTCCTTTTACATTAAATAAATTAGGAACTATTTTACCATTATATTATAAACAATTCCATATTAATACTTACATCAAATATATTCATAATAATAAAATCCCAAATTATATCAAAACATTTATTAATGAGTCGATTGGAGTTTGTAGTATTTGTTTAGAAGAGTTATCAAATAACAAAGATCCAAATATTTCTATTATTAAAAAATGTAATCATCATTACCATAGAACTTGTTTATTTGAGTGGTTTAATACTAAAATAAACTGTCCTAACTGTCGAGAAGATTTATTTAGAAACCCAGTTAAATGTTGATAATTTATTATTTTTTATAAAAAAAATAATTTAACTAATAGTATATTAGAATCAAAACGTTATATTATTAGTTAAAATATCTATGTTTACTTATCATAAAGTTATTTACCGCTCAAATAATTCTATTCAAATTAATAATTTATTATTAATTACACGAAATCAACTATTGAATGATTATAATGATAATATATATCTGCATAATTTGCAAATAAAAAAAAAAATAATACCTAAAAGAAAATATATGATAAATAAATATTCATATCATAATATATCCTTAAATACACTTTTTTTTAATCATTTTTTTCTTATGTTATTATTATACTGCCATTTTAAAATTATATTTATCATAACTCTTGTATAATAAAATTTTAAAATCATCATATTTAAAATCTTCAATATTTTTAATTTTATTATCTGGATCATTAATATGAAAAATTGGAAAATTATATGGAAAATTATTTAGCATTTTTTTTGTTTCTTCAATATGATTTTGGTAAATATGTACATCACCAATTGTATGAATAATTTTACCGGGTTTATATCCAGTAATATGACATAGCATAAATGTTAAAACAGCTGCACTAACAATATTAAAATTAGCAGCTAATACAAAATCAGAACTTCTTTGATAAAAACTACATGATAATTCATTTGTATCTTTATTAATATAAAATTGATATAAAATATGACAATTATGCACAGCAACATTTTGAACAATATATGAATTATCATTTTCAACTTCTAGATTATAGACATCTGTTTGTTTTGTTTTACTCATTATTGATTTGATCGGAAAATATTGAAAATCATTATCAATAAATTTAGAATTTTTAATAATTTTTAAACTAAATGAATTTCTGTTTTTTGAAAGAAATGTAATTGATAAGTATAAATGCATTTTAGCAAAAATTCTTTGTAGAGTATATGCTAATTGCTTAGAATAAACAATAAATCTATTTTGATTTTTATAATTAAACCCTTTTAAAAAGTATGTTAAATATTTAGGTGGGAGATTTACAACCCATTCTGGAATAAATTTATTAAATTTCTTATTTCCAAATTTATGTAAATAATTATAATATTTGTAATCTGTAATTTTAAATTTTGTATATGTATTATTATTTAAATTCTTATGTTCACTAATTGTTTCAAAGTAATCAAAATGATTATGTAGATTAATTAAATCAGAATCAGAAATTGAAATATAATAATTATTATTACTATCATAAGTTCCGGTTTTTAAAAAATATCCAAAGAAGTAACAATCTTCATAAGTAATTTCTCTATTATGGGTAGATAATAAATAATTACTAAATTCATCATCATAATTTAATTTAATTAATTTTTCTGTTTTATTAATTGGTAAACAAAATAAATGATCTTTATGCAAATCTTCTGCTTTACACCAATATGGTAATAAACCAATATTTTGTTTTTCAATTACATAAAATGGGTGTTCTGGAGTTGTTTTAATATATTTGGTATTATATTGACAAGAAATATAATAAATTAATCCACGATATTTATATGAATAAACACTTTTAATTTTTTGCCATTCTCCTTCATGAGTATATACTTTATCATTATCTAGATTTAACTTTTGAATTGGAATATATCCATTTTTAGTTAATACTAAAGAATCCTTTAAAAAACAACTAGGTAATGCAACTTTATCTAAATCAGTTGGATTCCAATAACTAAATAAAATTCGTCTAGAGTGTGGATCCCTTTTAATTAAATCAATTACATATTTAAGTTGATCAAATCCTTGATTACTATAATCTGTTTCTGCATTAATATAATCTGCACCAAAATGTCTTAATTGAAATGAATATCCTGCACCCATATCTCCTTCATTAAGATGATTTAAATTTCTAGAATCTAAAAATTCTCTAGATGTATTACCTTTCCAAATATTAACATTTTTTGATTCTAAAAGTTTAGTATCTGTTTTGCCAGAAATAAAGAATAATAATTCTTCGATAATACCACGATAAAACATTTTACGATGTGTAAATAATGGTAATCTATAATTTCTAATATTATATGTAAAACTTTTTCCAAATGTTGATATAGTACCAACTTTTGTTCTATCCATTTTAGAAATTCCTTTATTTAAAATTTTACAAATAGTAGTTAAATATTTTAATTCATCTTTATTTTTATAAGAATATGAAGTAAACTGTAATTTATCTTTAATAATAGAATGTGAATTCTTATTATAATCAGATTCTATTGTTCTATCAATTGGTTCAAAATATTTTAAATATTTACTTGGAAAAAATGTATCACAATTAAAATTTGAATTAATGATAGAAGTTAAATAAATATTATTTACAATATGTAATTCTAAAAATTGAGTATAAATATATGATCCACCACATACCCATACATCATTGATATATTTTTTATTGTTATCTAAATAATATAAAATAGAAATAAGATCATTAAAATATACTAGTTTAGTATCTAAAATATTTAAATCTTTATTATAATTATATAATTCTTTATTTTTAGTTAATACAATATTTAATCTATGCTTTAATGGTCTGCGTTTTTCCGGAATAGATTTATATGTATTATTCCCCATAATAACAATATTAATTTTTTTAGAATTGTTAGAAATTGTTGAATTTTTAAAAAATTCTAAATCCTTAGAATAATTCCATGGTAATGTATTATTTTTACCAATACCAAAATTCTTATCAGCACATACAATTAAATTAATATTCATATTTGAGTCTCGTTTCAATGCTTCTTTAGTAATATACTTACTAAATCTTAAAAATAAAATTGAATAAGTATTTTAAGAATAAGTATATAACATAATAAACATCACAATGAGTCAATTTGCTAATATTCAAGAATTTAACATCTATTTAAGTGATAAATTAAGAAATGTTAAATTAAATGAATATTTTAAAGAAATTCAATCTCAATTTTATCCTGAATTAGACATTTCATTTATGGATTATTTCTTAGAATTAATTCCTAAAAAAGATGAAATTTGCATTGAACATCAAAAGTTAATTGAATATGGTATTATTAATACTAAAAGAAGTAATGATATTAAAGATTGCTTAGAAAAATTCAATGCTCAAGAAAATATTGATTTTGAATGTTTGACTGCGGAAGGTTCCGCAGTCAAAAGAACTGGACGAGGTGGTGCTAATGGTAATAAAAAAGAATATAAATTAACACCAAAATTGTTTAAACGGTGTTTAATGCGTTCTATTAAAGAGAATAAATACTCTAATTATTATTTAGTTCTTGAAGAATGTTATTATTATTATCAAGAATATCAAATTATGTATCAAAAAGTTTTATTATCTGGAAAAGATGAAAAAATAGATGAAATGAAAGCTCAAATTGATGAACTATTAAATTATGCTAAAGATACTAAAGAACAAAATGATGATCTTAAGGATACAATGGAAGATATTAAAAATCAAAATGATGATCTTAAGGATACAATGGATGATATTAAAGATGCATTTAAAGATACTGCTGATAGATCAGTTCCTAAACCAAATGAAGAACATGATCGCCATGAGTTTATTTTATTACAACATAAGGAATTAACTAATAGATTTAAATTTATTCGTGGAATTCAAAAATATAATGAATCTAAAATTGCTAGTAAATATTCTGAATACAATATTATTAAAAGAGATTTTAATGCTAATCCAATTCAGTTATTTAAACAATTTAAAGCAACTATTAAAGAAGAATATAAATTAGAAAAGGCTAAAATTACTGCTAATAAAACATTAAAAAATAAAAATCAACTTAAGAAAGAAGTTGAAAAAATTAAATTTACTGGTAATGATTTAGAATTGCAATTTGGCTACACATTAGATAACTTACTTGATAAATTATCAGAAGTATGTAATGAACGTTTTAATGAATATAATAATTCTTGTGATGAAGAATAAGTAATTAGTATTCATTACATTTATTTTTTTTTGTAAATAAAATTTTTACGAGGGTGACGGCTAACTCCCCTTCCGAAATTTCGGTGTTTTAGTTGGTCAGTGATAATATATATTATAAATTAAAGAAATATTATATAATTAATAATCTCTTTTTTACGAAAACATAACTTTTATTTACGTAAAATTTAAAATATGTATATATGTAATAAATGCAATAAATCATTCCCAACTCCATCTAAATTGAATATTCATAATAATAGAAAAACACCATGTAATATATCTAAACAAATATTAGAATGTAAATGTTGTAATATTAAATTTAAATGTTTATATGATCAAACAAGACATGAAAAAACTAAAAAACATAAATTCAATATTGAAAATAATACTTTTAATGCAGATTCAATTCATATAGGGGATAATATAAATATACAAAATATAATAAATTTAACATTAAATACAAATACATTTTCAAATTCTAATGTTGAATTAGTTGCTAATCAATCTATTGAACTGGTATATGGAATTTTTGATGATATAATAAATAATAAAAATATTATAAATTATAATAAAACATTACAATTATTTAAAGAAGCAGTTATATTTATTTTAGATACATTACATTTTAATATTTCAAAATATGAAAATCATAATTTGAAAATATTATTAATGTTTCCTAAAATAGATAATTTAATATATGAATATTTAATTTTAGAAATTAATAAAGATACTAATGAATTAGTATGGAATTCTATTAATTATAAACAATTAATAGAAGAAATATTAAATTTATTAAATAATATTAATAATAAACATATTGAAAAACATAAAAATATAAAAAGTGAAAAAAATATAATATTTGATAAATTTATTAATTTTTTAAAAATAAATTTAATTGAAGACATACATAATAAAGATTTATTAAAACCAGAAATAGAAAAAATGCTAAGTGATCTGTATATTAAATTTAATAAAAATCAAAAAAAACAAGAGCGTAAAGTAGAAATTAATATATTAGATAAAATTCAAGAATATAGAAATTATAGAAATCAAGAATGTATATTATCAAATGGATACACCCCCAGTATAATTAATTCTCAAATTTAAAATTGAATTAAATATTATTTAGATTAATAATTAAACAATCATAATGAGTTTATCAATTGATGCTATTGACGATTTATTAAATGAATCTTTTAATAAAAAAGAAAAAACAGTTAACAATGATACCCAGTATGAATTATTAATTTTTACTGATGGAGCACATGAAAGAGTTAAAAAACGTTCATCATTTGGAATTTATATTCAATGTAAGAATAAATTAAGTAATTTATATTCATTGAATGAAACTAAAATTATTAAAAAAATTGACAAAGATCACATAATTTATAATATTAACAATTTTAATCTTCATTATCACTCATTATTTAAAAATAGAATTAATGATAAATGTAAATTTGATAATTGCAATTATTTTGGAATTTATACAAATGATAAAAATAGTATGGGTGAATATTGTAAAATTCATAAAAATGATTCAATGGTTCAAACTATGACATTTATTAATTACGATCCTACAAATATTCGTGCTGAAGGATTGGCAATTGTTTATGCTTTAATGTATTTAAAATTTGTTATTATTGATAATATTACTAGAGAAACTTTAGTAAATCATTTTAATACATTTCAATTTGAAAATCCAAAATTACAATTTGTAGAATATAAAATCCCAGTTGACACTGCAGGATATACATTCTATCAAATTATTACAGATAGTGAATTTTGGATTAATGTAATTACTAAATGGAGTAATGGTTGGATTAAACAAAATAAAATTTTAGAAAAAAAAAATATTGATATTATCTATTATATTAATATTTTATTAAATGCATTATTTGATAATAAAATTATTATTCATTTTCAATTTGTAAGGGGTCATGCAGATACTAAAAAAAATAAAGATAGTAAATATACTATTTATCAAAAGGGTAATATTATGGCTGATAAACTAGCTAATATTGCTAAAGAAAATAGTAATAACAATGTAAAAATTTCATTTGAATAAATATTTATATTAAATATTTTTCTTCACTATAGTTTTTTTCTAAATACAATGATTGATTATTATATAAATTAATAAAATCTTGATATAATTTATTATTAATGTGGTAATTAATATTAATATTAGAATAAAATAAATTTAAATATTCTAAAATATTGATATCATATAATATAATTAAGTATTTTGATGTTTTATTATCGGGAAAATATTGTATAATATTCCCATTATAATTTTGTGCAATTTGTCTAAAATAATCATTCATTTTATAATCATAATTAATAATCATTAAATTATTTAAATTTTTATTAGATGTTAATTCAAGTTTATAATTTTTTTCAATATGTGTTAAAATATTACAAATGCTAAAATAATTTTCAATTAGAATAAACGGAGGTTGCATTGTTGTTATTATATTAATCCATTAGTATATATTCAATTTTAAATATATTTATTAATTGCTGTATAAATAATAATTTCAAAAACACCATTATCGATTAATAAATTAAAAATAATATCATTTTCTTTATCAGCATAAATTTTTATATTATCACTTAATAAAGAATTACTTAATGCTTTGATATAATCAATTCTAATAGAAACAGAAAAGATATCATCTGGAGTTAGAGTAGATTCTAATTTTAATTTAGAATGGTCTTTACATATATTATATCCTTTAATAGTATTATTAATATTCTTATAAATAAATCTTAATGGATTATTATTAACTTTTTCAATTGTAAATAAATCACTAAATGTAGATATGTCATTAATTAATTTTTTAAAGTATTTTCCGGGTAATTCAAATTTTAAAGGATATAAGTTATAATCAACAGTTCTATCATATAATTGATTAAGTTCGCTATCATTTTCAATTAGATTAATAATATGAGATTCATCAATTGATAACATTTTATTATTAAGGATAATTATTAAATGATTTCGGTATGAATTTTTTTTTAGTATAATCGAAAATAAGTCATAGTTTTTATCAATTTTTTGAGTAATCTTATCTAAATTTTTTGGATCTAATGTAATATTAATAGGATGTTCACAATAATAATGATTTAATTTAGTTGCTTCAATTTTAATATTAATTAAATTTTTTTCTAAATGATCAATTCCATAAATTTTTGTATAATTTGTATGAAATTGAATATTTATTTCTTTTACATTCATTAATTTAAGTAAACTAAAAAGTTTTTTAAAAATATTAACATTATCATATGATAATTCAATTAAATTATCATTGCTTTGTGGTTCTTCAACAATACCCAATTTTGGAAGCGGATCAATCTTTTGGAGTAGTCTTGGCCTCCCTACTGAACGCTTAACTGGGTTTTCACTCATAAAAATAAATAATATTTAATTTTTATTATATTAATTAATTAATTAAAAATTTAAAATTGAATTTAATTAAATTAATATTATACAAAATTACAATGAGTCTCTGTGAATATATCAATAAGCATAATATTCAATGCACAATTAAGTCTAAAGCTATTTATAATTTAAATGATAAATATTATTGTAAAAAACATTTTGAAAGATTATCTAAAAAAGAACAGAAAAAACAATGTGAATATATTACTAAAACAAATAAAGAATGTATTACAAAAGCAAAAGAAGAATATATATTAAATAATTCTTATTATTGTAAAAAACATTTTAATATTTTAAATAAAAAAATATTTAAAGAAGAACTTGGAGAATCTACTAAAGAAGAACCCGAAGAATATGCTAAAGAAGAATCTGTTAAAGAAGAATCAAAAGAAACTAAAATACCGATTACATACTGTTCTATTAATAATTGTAAAAAAAAAATTAGTAAAAATTATAATAATTTAGATTTATGTTTAACTCATTATACTAAAATAATAATAAATGAAAAAAATGAAATAATGAAGGAAGTAAAAAGACTTACAAAAGTTATTATTACTGAAAATACTAGGTCAAAAATTAAAAAGGATATTTATAAATTATTATTAATTATTCATCCTGATAAATGTAAGAATCCACATATTAATTCTACTGAATTAACACAAGAAATTAATAAAATTTTAGAAAAAATTAAAAATTAAATAAAATAATTAATTTATTATTTTTTTTTTATTTATTCTTATATAATATACTATTTCTTAATATTGAGATATCTATTTTAATTAAATAAAAATATAATGGCTGACAAGGAAATTGAAGTAATACTAGGTGATAAGATGCCAATTGCACCAGTACAAACGACTACTTGGTACAAAAAAACTCTTTTTACTATTAATATTACAGCAGGTATGTTATTTGCTTTCGTAACTATTATTATTTTATGGGCAGTTATTACTACAATTGTAGCAAGTGCTTTTGAAAATAAACCATATGATCCATTTGGAACTGGTATTCGATTTTCACAACGCAGAGATGATACCGGTTCATTTCCATCATCATTAGAAGAAAGACAATATGGTGCTACACAAATAAATGATCAAGTATCTCAATTAACCAGTACTCCTGAACCACCTAATTTTTCTGAATATTATGGAATTGATGCAAGTTTAAAAAATGGTTCAGTTATGATTGAACGTGAAAACTTTGAAAATAGTGCTATAAGTTTAGATGAATTAGAAAAAGCAAACAAAGGTTTGTAAATTAAAAATTAAAAATTAATTAATTGATTTATTTTTTTTTTAATATTTTATATTATATATCAATAAAATTATAGAAAAGTTATATACTTGAATTTATAATTATAAAAAATGAGTAATATTTTTGGTGGTGCAGTAGACTTTAAGAATAAATTGATAGTAAGTATAATAATAATAGCAGTTCTTATATTTTCATTGTTAGTTATAACAGGAATCATAAAAATCTCTACCTTTCAAAATAAGTCTATTATGGACATTAGTCAGAAAAAAAATAAAATGATGATGACTTAATTAAAATATAATTAAAATATAATTAATTAATTTCTTTTTTTTTAAAAAAAATATTTTATATTATATATCAATAAAATTATAGAAAAGTTATATACTTGAATTTAAGATTATAAAAAATGAGTAATATTTTTGGTGCTGACGAAGCTAATAGCAAAATGATAGTAAGTATCTTAATCATAGTAGTTATGATAGTTTCATTATTAGTTGTAATTGGACTTGTAGCAGTCTATGGAGTTTCGCGTTTTCAAAACATGCCAGATTATGGTATTGGACAACGTGGTGATGTAATTGCCGCCTTACCTGCTCAAGAAGAAGATTCATTACGTCAAAAAGTTGACAAATGGACTAAACCAGTAACCACTTCTCAATTAACTGGTAGTCGTGATGTTCCTGTATTTTTCCAAGATTATGATGTAGAAGTAGCTCGACAATCTGCAACTAGTGCTGTTGGCAGTTCCCGCGAAGGTTTCGAAAATGGACGTGGTGAAAAAGAATTAGAACGTGCTTTAGCTGGACGCAATTAATTTAAAAATTTCTTAAAAAAACTTATTTAGTAAAATAAATTTATTTTTTTCTAAATAATAATATACTAATTATAAACAATTTTATAAGTAATTTATAATAATAATTTTAAATATGTCTGAGAAGTTTTCTAAAGAAGATATTACAGAAATTGCTTCTAAACTCGAATGGAAACCTAGTAATTTAAGTTATGGTATTTTATATGTAGTAATGGCTTTAATATTACTACATATTTTCTTAATGATTTATTTAGTTAATCTACACTATAAATTAAAATGTAAATTTAAAGACATTCATAATAAAATAGATGAATTAGTAGAAGAACAATCCAATTTTTCAAATAATGTCAAAGAAAATTTTTCAAATTATGGTAATGAAATTAGATATCTAACTAAACGTTCTGAACGTAATAATGATAATTCATCTTTAGCAGAACGTACTGATACTAATCTACCAGTATTTGAAAATGAAAAAGAAAATGGAAGTTTATTTTTAGCATTACGAGGAGATTAAAAAAAATAATACGATAAATAAAAAAATTTAATTATGGTAATATACAATACTTATTTTTACTCATGTTATTTAATATTTTATTAACTTTAAATATTTGTACATTATTAATTTTATTTTTCTTTATTTATTTTTATCAATGTGAAGCATTTAAAAACAAAAATATATTACATTCTGATTATATAGATTCAATGAAAGGTAAATATAATATATTGAAAAGCGGAAAAAATGAAAAATCTTTATTGAGTAAAATTAAATTCTATAATAATACTAAATAACTATTTAAATAAAAATATTACTTAAATATATAAATTAGATTTGAAAGTTTAAAATTTTTTAATTATATATAATTATTAATAAATGGATAATTTTAATTTATTAGTAAATACAAATAACATTGGTTCTTCGGATCAAAAATCTGTCGAAGATGAATCTATAGAAGTTTCATATTATGAAAAGACAACAAAATTTATTTATAATAAAAAATGGTTAATCTTAATTGGAATTTGTATATTAGTAGTCCTATTTTATATTTATAAATATGATATTCCAATTAATATTCCATTATCATTTCCTTGCCCTGCAAGTACTTTTAAAAAAAAGTCACCTAATGTTACATGTGATGATATTATAGAATTTGATGATGATAAAGATTGGAATTTAGAAGATGAAATTACTAAATATATGGAATTACAAGATATTTATATAAAGAACATAGATACTTAATAATAGTATTATTATTATAATATGTTTTTATTTTTTTCTTAATTAAATGAATAATTATACATATATTAAATATCAAATAGAAAAATATATGATGATTACATCTTATGGAATTGCTTTAGTAAAAAAAAATAAATTATTAAATAATCATAACCAATATGAAATTTTAATGATTAAAAAAAGATTAACATATGCATTTATTGCATTTGTTAAAGGTGTATATAATAAAAATAATGAAAATGAATTATTAAGAATGTTTAATAGTATGACAGTCGATGAAAAGTTTTGTATTATGTCTTTGAATTTTAATATTATGTGGTATAAATCAACATTATCAATTCCTTATCAAAATAAATTTATTTCAAAAGAAGTAAGTAAATATGAAAAGTGTAAATCAAAATTTGAAAAAAATTTTTTAAATGATAATGGAAAAAAACTATTAAATATTATGAAAAAATCAAAAGCTTCTAAAAAAATTTGGGAAATTCCAAAAGGTGCAACTAATAAAAATGAAAGTAATATTAATGCAGCAATTAGAGAATTTACAGAAGAAACAAATATTAAAAAAAATAAATATAAAATATTATATGATGTAAATCCAATAACTTATATATTTACAGATGATAATATTACTTACAAATATGTTTATTATATTGCAGTCTTATTAGATAATAAGTATCAATTATGTCTAGATTTTAAAAGTAATAGCAATATTATGGAAATAACTGAATTAAAATTTTTTACAATTACTGAATTAAATATGATTAATATTAATACTAAATTAATTGATTGTATTAAAAAGATTTATAAAATTGCAAAACCTTATTTTATAAATTAAAAATAATAAATACTAATTTAAATACAATTTCAATAAATAATATAATCATGAATGTCTTAGAAGATACATTAAACGAGATTTATAATAATTTTCAAAATTTAAATAATCAAATTAATAATAAAAATGTATCATTAGAAAATTTAGAAAATGTAATTCATTCATTAGATAAATATGATAATCAATTAAAAAATATTTATAATATGATTAATTCAATTAATAATATTAAAGATCATCTTAAATTATTATATAGTAATAAATTAACAAATATAAAAAATATGTCTATTAAAAATACACCTAAAGATAATTTTAAATTTGATTATACTATTGATTTAGTTAATGTAACAAATAATAAAAAATATAAAACTAAAAAATATTGTAAATGTCCAGTTATTAGTATAACAGAAGATGCTATTGCAAATATGATTAATACGCCCATTTATTTAATTAAAGAAACAAATGAATATTGTATTAAAATTAATAATAAAGTAATTAAAGGAAATATTGGAAATATTTTAAATGATAAAAATAAAAAAAAAATAAAAAAATGTAATCGTCTATATTGTAATCAAAAATATTATTCAAAAAAAGAATGTAAATTTTACCATGAAGGAAAAGATACTAGAAATTTTCCAAATTATAGTTGGGCACCAGTGATGAAAAATAAATTAGGGAAAAGTCAATTTTATAATAATAATATAATTTCTAAAAGTTATGATTTAGAAAATACTAGATTTTTAGGTTCTGTAGATACTCTATTAGAGGATTTAGCATTAACTAACAATTATGAAAAAAAATTAAGAAATAATCAATTAATGCATGATTTATTATTATATCAAATTTTAGATCAGTATTTAGAATAAATTATTCTTCATTTTTATATTGACTATGAATACAACCAAGTAATAAATTGGATAATGATGATTGATATAAATTAATTGCATTATACCAAGGTATTTTTTTTACATTTTCTTTTATTTTACTTCCATCTTTAAATGATGGACAATTATAAACAATTGGATTAGATGAATAATATCTAGTTTTATGAAAATTATCAGCATATCCTAATATATAATCATGATAATATTTGCAATTATCCGAATAGCATTTTTTATTTAATTCTTTAATATTATTATTACATAATATAGAATTAAATTTATTTTCATTAAAATAGGTTAAACTAGTAGAATCATATGTATTATATACTTTATATAATTTAGAATTTACATATTTATATTGTTTATGATTTCCAATTTTAATAATAACTTGATCAACCTCCTGAACATATAATAATAAATTTAATGGTAGATTTGGTTTTAAATATTGATAACAATGTAAATTATAATGATTATTAAAACCAATAGATATGTTTTTAAAACCAAGATAATTACTATTTTTATTATAATTTAATAATGGATCAATAAAATTATTATCATCTATAAGGGATAACTCTAAATTATCAATTGGATAAATATCTAAATTTATTTGTATTTTTTTAGTAGTATTATAATTTATTTTTTTTAATAATGGTATAGAATTAATAGTTATTACTTCTTTTTGACTTAATGTATTATATAAATCCAAAATTTCAGTATTTTTATTATTTAAAATTTTTTCAATATTATTAATTTTATTTAATAAATAATCCTGTCTATATTTTGTAATAGATAGAACTTCTTTAATTTTAATTATAAGTTTATTTAATAAATAAATATTATTAATACTAAACAATAGTATTATTTTAATTACTATTGTAGATGTTTCATATTCTAAAATATTATTAATAGAAATTCTATTATTTAAAAATGTTGATAAAATATTAAAAAAAATCACAAATATATTATTTAGTTGTATATTAATTTCATTTAATTCAATCATTCAATTATAAAGTATTTATCTAAATATTCATTTATAGTTAAACGTTTTGAATAATCGTATATAAATATATTATTAAATATTTCTAATATCTTATTTTGAATAGTTATGTTATATATATTCATATTATTTTTAATATGTTGTATAAATTGTTCACAATTAGATTCTTTTTTATACATAGTCCCTAATAAATATTTACTATTATTAATAGAATTATAATATTTATTAACATTATTTCCATTAAGATGGGTATTATCTCCAAAACATTCTCTGTAAAAATGAAGTAAGATTAATTCTTCTTGATTATCATATTCATATGAAGAATATGAAGATTCACTAGAATCTGAACTTTTTTCATTTTTATATTGAGAATAATGAGTACCATATAGATGATTATAATTATAAATATCAAATAAATATTTACCAGTTAGTAATTCATATATAATACATCCAATTGACCATAAATCAATAGATTCTGTAAAATAAGAATTACCTAATATAATTTCAGGTGCCATATAATATAAAGTTTGTATTTTAGTAGATTTACATACATCATTATATTTTTGAGAGAGATTAAAATCAATATAAATAATATCAATATTAAAAATCAATTCGTCTTTTTTCATTTTCTTCTTTTTAATTAAATTAAAAAGTTCTTTAATTTTTTTATTAGAACTAGTAATCATAATATTATTTGGTTTAATATCACAATGAATAATTTTAGATAATGAAAGTTCATATAATCCTAAAAATAATGAATTAACTAGTTTATTAATTAAATTAATTGGAAGAGATTCTTTAAATGTTTTATGATATAAAATATTAAAATCTTCTAAAGTATATTCATATTTTTTAAAAATAATATACACATAATCTTGATCACTATAAAAATCTTCAATATCAATAATTTTACTAGTATTTAGATATGCTGATAAAGTTTTATTATCTTGTGTATTTAATAATGAATGAATTTTTTGATAGTAATCAGATTTATTTTTTTTTAGTTTTTTTAATACTTTAATTTCATTAACTGCCTCAAAACGATCTGAAATTTTTTGAATTTTAACAATATATTTGTCATTAGAGTCTTGTCGAATTACCCCATATACTTTTGAATATGCCCCTTCTGTTAATTTTTCTTCTATTAATTTATATTTGCCATTCGAGATTATATTTAAATTATCCATATTTTAAAATTGAATTACTTCTTATTATGAATTAAATAAGAATATAAATTTAAATTGTATTTTAAATATATTATGCATAAATTATTAAGAAATATGCACTCAATTAAAAAAAGAGCATTAAATGAGTTTTTAGAACAAAATAAATATTTACCCACTCAAGGTTCTAAAGAATGGTTAAATTCAAGATCTGAAACAATTGGCGGTTCTGAAATATCAACAATTTTAAATATTAATAAATATCAAACAATTAAACAATTAATAGAACAAAAAACAAATATTAGTTCTTTTAAAAAGGCAGCACCTTTATGGTTTGGTAATATTTTTGAATATATTTTACAACAATATACCGAAATATTATATGATACAAAAATATATGAAACTGGTTCTATTCCTTATAAAAAATCAAAATTGATTAAATATAGTCCTGATGGATTAGCAATAATTAAAAAAGAAAATTTAGAAAATATATTTTCTGAAGAAGATTTTACAAATAAAATTTTTAATAAATCAAAATTTAAAAATGATGAAATTGATAAAAAAGAAATATTAATTTTATTTGAATTTAAAAATCCATTTATGCGTGTAATTAAACCAAATGAAATTCCAATATATTATATTAATCAACCTAAATTAGGTATGGAAGTAATTGATATTTGCGAAGCCTCAATTTTTATTGAATCAGTATTTAGATTTTGTTCTTATAATGATATTATATCACAAAAAAATAATAGTAATATTACAAATAAATATAATAGATTTTATCATTACGATAAACAACCTTATACAAAGGATCCATTATGTTTTGGATCTTTTTCATTATACTATAATAAAGATAATAGTAGTAAACATTTATCAGATATTATTACTAGCTTAGTACAATATAAAAATAATAATAATAATATTCATCATTATGATTTATCAGCAATTAAAGATAAATCAATTATTAATAAAATTATGGAAAATATGATTGATTATAAAGATTTAAAAGTTATTTATCATGATTTATGTATTAATACGAATGTGAATAATAAATCAGATATACATTATTTTAATAAATACAATAATCAAAATAAATTTAAATGCCAAATAGTAAACCATAAAGAAAAAATAATGTCTGATAATAATTTAGAATATTTAGGTATAATGAGTTTTAAAATGATGGATATTAATATTAATCCTATTTTTAAATCTAATCCACTGAATGAAGATGTTTTAACAAAAATTGATAAAATTATTAATGTAATTAGGGAATGTAATAAAGTAGATGATATTGATACTAAAAAAAAAATTATTAATGAATTTATTACTAAAAATAAATAATTATATCTTATCTATTAAGTAATCAAACATTAATTGCTCTTTTAATGTTTGTGGTAGATTTAAATATTTTTTTTTATCTTTTGGGGTAAATTCTTTATATATCATTTGTTCAACTAAATAATGAATATCATAATCATTTCTTATTGGCTCTTCAAATTGATCCTTGTTGCTGAAATTAGATTTATTTTCATATTTAGATATTAATGAAGATGAGCGGATTGTAAAAAATACAATTATAAATATAACAATTACTGCAATTATTATGGCTAATCCAATTTTTTGATTTTTAGATAATACTTTTTTAGTAGGAGTTATTATTGGAGTTATTATTGGTTCAGTTATAATAGGGGTTTGGGGTATAATAATACTATTTTCGGGATCCAACCCGACATTCAAATATGCAGATACTGGTTCTATATTATTATTTGTTTTATCGTATAGTTCAGCCATTTTATAATTTACAAAAGCAATCAAACTATAATTTAAAATTGAATTTTTATTTTATATTATATATTATAATAAATTAAAGTTAATATTAATTAAAATTAATAGAGAATTCAATTCTAATTATGAGTAACTTAAATTATACATTATCTAAAATTTATAATAATTTATTTACTTACTTTAATTATAAAGAATTAATTCCTTTAGATGAACAAATTGAAGATTCAGAATTTATTAAAAATATTTTTAATAATGAATATTTTGTAATTAAGACTATATCTAATACATATTCAGAAGATCAAATTAAAATAGTTAAAGATAATGTTAATAATACAAAATTTCAAAATAATAATAATTTATTCATTTCATATTTTATTATTTTTCATTATAAGTCAGAAATGTATACAAAAACTCAAGAATTAAAAAAAGTATTAATTAAATTAAAAAACACACCTTTAAATTATAATATTTATTTGATTACAAAAACTACAATTTCTACTCATGTTAATACATTTATTGATAGTATTAAATCAAAAATGAGTATTGTAAATTATCCTTATAAATTATTTACAATTATTATTCCAAATCATATTTTAAGTAATAAACATGAAATATTATCAGAAGAAGAAACCAATAATTTATTAAATAATATCTTATTATGTAAACGTCATAATTTACCTAAAATTAGATTAAATGATCCACAAATTATTTGGAGCCCTGGTAAAGTAAATGATGTTGTTAAAATAACACGTTATGATGATATTACCGGAATGTCAATTTATTATAGAGTTATTATTGTATAATAAATTATACAATCATATTCTTTTTTTATTATACAATCATATTCTTTTTTAACGTTAACTGTTACTCTACACAAGGTATCGTAGTGTAGGTTATATAAATAGATGTGTTTAACTTGTAAACATTTACATAAATTAAATAGTAAGAAGTCCAAAAATTTAAAAAATATATTATATATAAATTCACCAATATGTTTTAATATTCGTTTTTTATATTATATTTATCCGAATTTAGAAGGAATATCATTAACATCTACATATATAAATCAAATGAGTAATAAATATAAAAAATTAAAATATTTATATGCTAATTATTCAGCATTAAAATATATTCCTTATAATTTAAATTTATTAATAGAATTAAGAATTGCACATAGTTTAATTAATATTCTTCCTCATAATTTATTTAATTTAATGATATTAGATTGTTCTAATACAAATATTACTTATATTCCAGATACATTATATAATTTAACAAAATTATATATTAGTAATACAAAAATTAAAGAATTACCAAATACTTTAACAAAATTAAAAGTATTAGATTGTTCATATACTAGAATTAAATTTATTCCAGAAACATATAATATGTTAGAAAAATTAAATTGCCAATGTTCAAATATTAAAATTATACCAGAAACACTAATTAATTTATTATTTTTAAATTGCAGTTTCACAAGTGTAAATAGTATATCGAAAAATTTTTTACATATAAAAAGTTTAAAAATTAAATATACAAATATTAAGAGACTACATTTTAATTATAAATCATTAGAAAAATTAGAACTTAATAATATAATTTATTTTCATAATGTTTGTCAAGAATATATTGCTATTAATTTTTTATTAAATCATTTTAAAACAAAATTTAAATTTGTTAATAAATTTAAGATGATTAATAAAAAGTCAATTTTGCAATATCATAATTTTATTTTAGATAGATATCTTAATCCACAGTCATTAAGTTTGATATATAAGATTAATAAATGGAATCACAATTATTTCTATCCTGAATTATTATATTTAAATGATAAAAATGAATTGATAATATCGCAAATATTGTTATAATCTATTTAATTAATAAAACAAAAAATTAATTAATTTTTTTTTAAAAATAAATCTTTCATATTAATATATTCTATCTAAAATTAATTAGAGTTTCGAGTTAAATAAAAAATTATATATAACCAATGTCGACTGGTGGTATCTTTAATTTGATTACCAATGATGGTAAACAAGATCGTATGCTTATGGCTTCCGAACTTTTAAGTCAACGTCTTGCTGAAATTCGGGTAGCTCGTCAAAAAAATGGTGAAGAAAATGTTAATCCTACTCTTGCCGATATTGAACGTACCCATATTCTTTTTATGAATGCTCACTTTAAACCATTCGCTGCTATTGCTTATGAATACAATAAAGTAACTGCTAATAACCCAACTCTTGGATCTAAAGTCCAATTTTCCATTCCTCAATTTGGTGATTTCTTCAGTGATATGGTAGTCCATGTTAAAATGGCTGCTCCTACTGTCTCCCCAGCAACTGCTGCTAATGCTGGTGAAGTTGCCGTCTACCGTTGGTGCGATTTCCCTGGTGAACGTCTTTTCCAAAAAGTATCTTTCGATGTTAACGGAAATCCTTTAGATGAATACTACCCAGATACTTATAACTTCCACCGTCAATTCGCTGTATCTGCTTCTAAAGAATCTGGATGGAATCGTTGCATGGGTCAAGAAGAACCTCGTGAATTAGTATTCAACTACAACAATGCTGTTAACACCACTGCTCCTGAAAATGCTCGTGCTTCTACCACTCTTCGTAATGGTTTCCAAACTTACAAAGCCAATGGTCAACATGGTGAAGTTGAATTATTTGTTCCTCTTCTTTTCTGGTTCAACACTGATCCTCGTCTTGCTATTCCTTCGGTTGCTATTCCATACGGTCAACGTTTCATTAACATTGATTTAGCCACCAAAGAACAAATGGTTGATGTTCGTAAACACAACAGTGGTGCTGCTGCTGTAACTATCACCACTCCTTCAGTTACTACTTTTGATTTATACATTAATAACATCTTCGTCAATCCTGATATTCATGATATCTACATTGCTCGTATTGGTTTCACCCTTGTACGTGTTCACCGTCGTCAAGTTACTAACGTTAACAAATCATCTGATAACGTACTTCTTCAACAACTTAAATGGCCAATTGAAACCATGTACGTTGGTATTCGTCCAGTTGTTAACTCAGCAGCTGGTGCTGATACCGAACTTTATGCCAATCACACTAACTTATGGCATCGTTTTGGACAATGTACTTACTCAACAGTTGCTGCTAATGGTGTTGTCGGTGTTGCTTCGGCCGCTCGTTGGCTCAATGAAGTTAACCATGTTAGCCGTTTAACTGTATCTGCTCATGGTGTTCCTCTTTACAACAATCTTCCTTCCACTTTCTTCAACTGCTATGTTCCATACTTATATGGTGGCTGGAATATCCGCACTCCTAAAGATCCTGGTTGCTTCATGATTAACTTCTGTTTATACCCAGGTACCTACCAACCATCTGGACATATTAATGTATCTCGTGCTCGTGAATTCTACTTACAATACGATTCAACTTATGTTGCATCTGGTACCCCAGCTGAACTTATTGTAAATGCCGTAGCTATCAATTTCTTATTAATTTCAGATGGTTCCGCAACTTTACGTTATGCTACTTAAGGCACTTCTACTTTTATATGTGGCTTGATAATTATTTTATAAAAAATAAAAAAATACAAAATATTTTTTTTTTAATTGATATAATATAAGAAAAATATGGCAAAATTTTGTGATAATTATCCAGGTTGGTGTATTTATGTTGTATGGTGTATTATTGTCACTGTCTGTTTAATTTTATATTATGTGACTAATCGTAGTAATTTAAATAAAGATGAATATATAAATGAATTAAAAAAAATAAATTTTATTGATGAAGCAAGTGCAGAAAAAAAATATCAACAAATTCAAAATGAAATGATGCAATATATTAATAGTAAAGTTACTATGAATTGTAAGAATGCTTATGGTAGATATAATAGAAAGTATTGTAACAGAGAATTAAACTTGCAAAAACAAAAATTTAAACAAGAATATCTAGAAACAAAATTAACTCAAGATGATAAAAAATTAATAAACTTATATGAAGATCAACAAATAAATCTAAAAATTGCTCAATATGCATTTGGTGGGTATATTGTAATTCCATTAATCATTTTAGTAAGTATTAATGTTCCTTGGTTGGTATTATAAATTACTAATAATTGGTAATATATTATATTCAATTCGACGTTCCCCAATATAATTATAAATATGTGTAAAGAATTTAGTATAGTGATATACAACACCACAATTATATATTTCTAATATATTAATAAAATAATATTGATCTAAATAAACAAGTGATAAAATAATTTTATTCTTACATGTTATATTTTGTTCATTTTTAATGCAAATATCAGAAATTTTATTTTGATCATAATAAATTTTAATTATACGATTTTTTAAATATGAAATTGTATAAATCTTTATGTTAAATATCAGATATAAAATTGATATTGAATGTATACCATCATATTTTTTTACATAAAATAATTTTTGAAAAATATCTTTACATTTATAATATTTAAATATTAATTTTTCTAATAAATAAATTAATAAACATATAAAATATTGCGTTTTAATTAAATTTACATATTCAATCATAGATTGAATTAATTAATTAATTTTTTTTTTAATATATTTATATCTATATACTAATCAATTTCTCTATTAAAACTTTTTAATTTTTATACTCACAAATATATTATAATGTCCAACCTATAATCTTACTAATCACACAATTCTATGTTCTTTACTATTGAGTTTATCAATTTAATATTTATCAATTTTATAAAAATAAATTTAATTTATTTTTTTTTATAAAAAATCTGGAATTATATTAAATTTATATAGTATTAATATTATATATCTAATTACAAAAAATGAAAAATTTAATATATTTTGATAATAGTAAAGAGAATTTTTCGATAAAAGTTAAATATGAAAAACAACTTTTAAAGATCTCTGGAGATAAACAACTAGATACTAATCAATTAATTTCTAAATTTACAGATATCACTAAAATAATAAGTAATATTTATAATATTAATAAAGAATATGATTTAATAATAACAGCAAATTATCAAAAAATATTAACTATTATATTATTACACTTATGTAAAACTTATACAATATCTACACAAACAAAACCACATATTATATTATCTTATAATGAATCAACTTTTATTATAAATGTATGTAAAAAATTATTAAAATCTGGTATTATTGAAAATATAACAATTTTAAAAGAATTAGATATTATTGATGAATTCAAAAGAAAAAAACAAAATAATACCTTATTTGCATTTGTTTCTAATATTAATAATAATTTATCATATGATTTAAGTAAATTATCTACATTTTGCAAATATTATAATATTGTATTAATATCAAATTTAGAAAATTTAATTTTTAATTATTTATTTAATAATGACCTAACAATACCCAATAATCTTTATTTTTTAAATAATCAAGATATAATTTCACTTCATTATTATGATCAAAAAAATAAAATATTTATTCTTTTACTAAAAAAAACATTTATAAATAAATATAAATTTAATGAAATAAATAATTTATTTATAAATTATATTTCTAATGAATCCCTAATATATATAATTAATGTCATATCATATTATAATACATATGAAGTAATGTATAAAAAATATTATTACAATTTTAATGAATTTATAACATTATTGAATAATGATTATAAAATTATAAATTATCATACATTTCAATATACACAAGATATCTATTTTACGAATAGTATAACTATTGTTCTATTAACAAATATTAAATATACCAATTTTTTAATCAATAATATTTACTTTTCTATTTATATTCCAAATATAAAATTTTCTAATAGTCAATTAATAGATTATTTTAAAATAAATGGTATTATTACAAATACTAATATTAAATTTCCGAATATTTCATCTAAAAATATATTAAATGGTCTTGTTGGAATAAATATATCTTATCTTACAAAATCGCAAGATATAAAAAAATTTATAAAACTTATTAATAACTTTATTAATTTAAAACTTCATAAAATAATAAATATCAAAAAAAAGAAACATATACAATTTTGTAATCCCGAATATATAGTTTTATCTACACCATTTAATGCAAAAAATGAAGGGCCTCTTAAAAGTATTTTAAAAAAATAATCTAACGGTTAACGTTAAATTCTATTTCTAGATTTTTTTTATTTAACTTAAACGAGTTTTGACTTCACTTAAAATAGCTTCACAATGTGGATTATTATATAGTTGTAACTTAAGAATAGTTTCAAATACAAGATTAGTAATTGTTTTGGTTGTCATAACTTCTAAAACTATAGTCGTCATTGGAGCAACACGATCAAGGAATTCTAAAATTAAATTAGAACAGAATTTTTGATAATTGTTGCTTACTTTAATTTTAGAGTATTCTTCTTTATTTTTCTTAAGTTTATTACAAATCTTTCGAACATAGAATTCAAAATTAATAGAATGGCTTGGAACATCTTCTGCTGGTTCTTCTTCAGAAGTTTCTTCTGTAACTTCAGCAGATTCTTGAACTTCTTCAACTTCTTGTGTTGATTTAGATAAGGCACTACTTTCAGATATAAATGTTGGTAATGTAGAATAAATTTCATATAATGGAGAATCAGTTCTTCCTGAAAATACATATTTAAGATTAATAATTGATTTTTTATTTTTAATAATTTCATCCATTACATTTAAAGTAATATCTTCAACCAAAAGATCTAAAAATACAGATAATACTTTAAATGATGTATTGCTAAATTTAAATTTTTGTTTAGATAGAAGTTCTACTGCTAAAGTATTAATATTAATTTCTTCTTGTTTTTCTTCCTTTTGTTTAATTACACTTCCTAGTTTAGATTGAAGATCTTCACTTAGAAGAGAGTTAAGATCAACTGCTGATTCAGTATCTTTAAGTTTTGCAATAATAGAATCAATATGTTTATTTAATTTTTCTTTACTAATATAATTTTTAATTCTAGAACTTGGAATATAAGATGATTGATCATCTTGAGATGGTTCTTCTGTTACAGGTTGTACATTTTCTGATTGAGATTCAACAGGAACTTCAGTTTGAACTGGTACTTCAGATTGTTCATTATTTTTCTTTTTTACTACACGTTTTTTAGCAACTTGAGGTTGTTCAGCTTCCATTGTTATTAAATATTGTTTAATAAAATTATATGTGGGTTAATTTATTATATTATATATATTTGGTTGTGTTTAATTACAAATTAATTAATACTTTAAATACCTTTAAATATTATATTTAGATAAAAAAAAATATTATTAATATTATTAATTTTTATTAATATATGCTTTAAAATGATCTATATCTTGATCATCAGATTTATTTTTTTTGCTAGTTTTACTTTTTGATTTTGTAGATTTTTGTTTTACATTTTGATTGTTTAATTCATTAATAAGATCATTTAAATCAACCGATTCATTTGTTTCTGACTTATTATCACTAATATCACTAGTATAATCATTTATAGATTCATTATCTTCTGACTGATTTTCATCGTCTACACTACTAGCATTATCTTCTAAAATATCTGATAAAGAATTAGTTTCTAAATTATCAATTTCTTCAAATCGACTAGAATTTAATTGTGGGTCAATTTTAATTTTGGGATCAATTGATATTGTTTCTTGAATTATAATTCCATATTCTGTATTTTTAATAGGTTGAATATTTGTACTATCATTATTCTCGATAACATTATCTTCTTCTTCTATATTATTATCATCTTGTTTAGATTCTTGTTCAGATTCTTGTTCAGATTCATGTTCGGATTCATGTTCGGATTCTAGATCAGTTACGTCATTATCTTCATCAATAATATAACTAGAAATATAATTATCAATTTTTTCTTTTACATTACTATTTATATTATGTTGCTCACTTTCTTTCTCTTTGATGTCATTATTCTTATTTTTTGTATTATAATGTTTATAAATTAAAATACATAAAATAATTAGTAAAATAATAATAATAATAGTTAATATTACATATTTATAACTAGAGAAAAATAAATAAATACTGCTGACATTTTCTTCAATAGGTTTTGTTGTACTAGAATCAGTATGATTTATTTCTCTATTCTCTTTTTTAGATAAATTACTATCTTTAGAATTAACTTCTTCTTTAGAAGGCATTTGTTTAATAGAATTAACTGTAAATTTCATAGATGGGTCTAAAATTCTTGGTAGCACGGACATAGTTTCGTCTGACATATTTTTTATTAAAATAAAAAAATATATTTCTTTTTAATAAAAATTTAATTAGAATTTAATATATTTAATATATAGATTATATTTAAATACAATTAGTTAACTATTAATTATGATAGATTCTCAAGATATTACTAAAATACAATCTAAAATTAAAAATTTAGGAGAATATTATGTAGGAATTACCCAATTAATACAGATATATCTTCAAGAATTAATGAAATTTTTAGAGATTAAAGATAAAAGAGAAGAAATTCAAAAATTAATATCTTTAAATTCGGTAACTCAACATAATAAAAAAATAAATGATATTTTGAATAGTACCAAAAATGAATTACAATTAATACAACTTTATAATATTTTAAATATTATTTATGATGATGTTAGTAAATTATTAACATATATTAAGATAATTGATATTTATGATGAGCAAACATTATTAAGTGATAAATCTAAAAATAATATTAATCAAAATAAAATTGTAATTTTAGATACATATTCTAAAATTCAAAAGAAACATAAAAAGATTTTAGATAATTTATCTATTACGATTATTAATGACTATGTAATTACATATGATTCATATTTATTATTACGTGATTTTTATTTGAAAAATCCTAATATAATTCAATTATATACATATATAATTAAAAATTATTTAAATACTTCATATGATGAAAGTTCAAAATTAAGTTTAATAATAATATATAATAATCAGATAGATAAAAATAAAATTTTAACAGATCATATTTTACAATTGAAAAATATTAAAAATGTTAATAGTAATAATATTAATGATTTTAATTATTTATTTAAAGAAAGTAAATTTATAAAAAATCAAAATATTGTTACTAAATTTAATAATTTCACATCATATAAAAAATTTATATCTATTCATGATTTATTTTTAGATATTCAAAATTCTAATTTTAAATTTAAATCAAATGATATTAATAAACATTCTATATCGGTAATTGAAACCCTTGTTCATGATTACTATAAAATAGAACGTCAATATTTAAATATAACTATTATAGAAACTACTATAGATAAATTTAATTATAACTGTAGTACATTATTAAATTCTAATTTTACACTTAATAAAAATATTGGCATTAATGAGAAATATATGAATAAAACTAAAACTATTATCACCAAAGATGAATATAAAATTTTAGAACATAAAGATGAAGATTATAAAAATGACATGTATTTATCTTATTTTAATAATATGATTAATATTAATAATTTTAAACATGCATCTAAAAATACTAATAATCTTAATATTCTATTAGAAAGTAAATATATTTTAATTGTTAAATTAATTATAGATGCTAAGAATTTTGAATTTCATATCATGAAACATAATAATAACAATCCAAATAATAATAATGTATATATGAATTTTAATAATATAAAAGTATTATTACAAAATAAGCCAGACTATGTTATTGAAAATTTCAATTTAATAAGAAATGAAAAAATTATTAACAATATTGAAAATAACAATATGTTAAATTTATATCATACAAAAATTCAATCGGATTATAAGAATTTACCAACTATTGATAATCTAGAACTAAAGAATCTTATATTAAATAATATTAAGACAAATATTAAAAAAATAGATCAGAAATTAAAAGAAAAAAATATTGAAAATATCATTAATATTATTATAGATCAATTATATAAGTATATTAAAAAAACTAATAATATAGATTTTTCTCCAGAAATATATTTAACTTATTATTCAAATATTAATAGTTTAATAAATAAAATTAAAAAAGAATTAAATGATAATTATAATTCTGATTTATTAAATAATTTGGATAATGTTTTAAATAATTTATATTCTAATATTATTACAATTAATTCTAATGTTTTAGATAAATATTATTTAACTAAATTATAAAAAAATAATACAGGTACTAATTGCATTTATTTAAATATTTATTCATTCTATTCTTCAATTATATAGAGAATATGTAAAATATTTAATATAAAATCGATTTATCAGTTGGTCGATAAATAAATTTATCATTATGTTTACAAATTTGATACCATATTTTATCATTATCAATTAATGTTTCATAACTTTGTAAATGAATACAAGATAATAAATCTTTCTTTTTTTGTTGGTCGTTTATAATAAGATCCAAAATTTTCCAAATTAAAAATGGATAATATAAAGAATTAGATTTTTCTTTTGGTTTAATTTGATTATAAATTTTAGTAGCCTTATCAAAATAATTAAATAATAAATGTAATTCTTTATGATTTAATTGTGGAGGAATATATCCTGTAATCATTTTTTTAATTAATGGAATATGGTCATTAAGTTTTGATAATTTAGTTTGTTTTAAATATATTCTAAATTGGTCAATAGAAATATTTTTTAAATTTTCTATTTTATCTTTTTTAATACATTGTTTAATTTTATTAATTGAATTATCATCAATTATTGTATTTTCCTTAGCTTGTATTCTATCAATCCAGAATTTACAATGTCTATTAGGATCATACGTACCATGCATATAACGATTTCCTTCCTGCTGGTAGAACTGACTATTTTCGAATACTGATCCAATTAATGTATGAATTGAACCACAGCTAGTACATAATAATTCACTAGTATTTGATTGTATAATCATTTTATTTCCACATAAACATAAATCATATTCAATATCCTCAATATTATAAATAATTTGAGTTTTTTTATATTGATTCATTAATTGAAATATTTTTTTAAAATATTTTTCAGAATTTGAAATATAAGAATTAATTAATTCTTTAAAGTTAACTAAGAATTCATATATAAATTCAATCAAATTATCAAAAATTCCATAAAAATCTTCACTAGAAATAAATATATTAAAATTATGATATATCTTTTTTGATAATTTTGAATTAATTAATTTGTTATAAGTTTGTTTTTGGGTTGATACTGATTGAAAATATTTGTATTTATAATAATTATTATAAAATATATTTTTTAATAGTAAGAGATCACTATTAGTAAGAACTGATGAATTTGTTGATAATAAAAAAATATTATCATTATATATATTATTAGAAATTTTATAAGTTTTATTAATATGATCTAATGCATAATATTCCGTTAAAAATAATATAGACTGTATTTCATAAGTATATTTTTTATCAATAAATATTGAATATCTTTTATTTAAAATTTTTAAATTTTGGTTAAAAGATAATGGTATATTTGTATTGTAATAATTATTACTAATATTATTACAAGATATTAAGTTTTCTTGAATCGGTAGTTTTAACTCATCGATACATATAGATATTAATTTATCAATAATATCAATTTTTTGCAAAATATTTTCATTTAAATTATCTAATGTACTCATGAAGTCTATTAATAAATCAAAATATTTTAATTAGTTATCTAATATTAAAGTTAAAATTTAGTTTTATATTTATTATACTAAAATTAATTTAAATTACATTTTAAATTAATATTTATATAATGATATAATTTAAATAATTGATAGTTAATATTTTACTAATTAAATTGCAAGAATGACTGATACAATTTCACTAGATGAATTTAAAAATCAAATTGAAGATATTGTTCAAGAATTAGAAAAAAATCCTGATAAAATTAATGAATTAACTGATGAACAAGCAATTGAAGTAGATAAATTTTTAAATCCTTATGGTGCAACTCTTTATGGTGATGAAAAATATACATGTGTATCTTTTACAAATTTAAAAGAAAAATATATGCAACGCTTACTTATGACAGGATTTGTTGGATTTATTTATCAAATGAATAAAGAATATGAAATCGATGAAGATGATTTAAAATCAGAATATTTAGATCAATTAAATAAAGATGATTTTTATGAAATGATTCCTCATCCAGATTCTTCTAATAAAGAATTTTTAAATACTCTTAATAAAACATTATATGTTGAATGTAAATATTCATATTTACATAATAAATTTTTATCTCTTGAAGAAGAGACTAAAGAAGATGAAGAGACTTATCAAAATAATTATAAGATCTCGGAAGATGAAGAAATGGAACTTCAAACTAATATTAATAAAGAATTAGAAAAACGTATTCAGCCAACTAAATACTTTAATAATGAAAAATACTTAGCAAAAAAATATGAATTAATTAAAAAACAATCGGATGCTGAAAAAGAAGTAATTTCTAGATTCCTTAATAAATTTTTCAAATATAATCCATCAGAGCATACAAGTGAAGTTATTTCTAACTCGAATGATCCTGAACGTAAGAAACCTAAGTCTTCAACATTTTTAGATGTAGTTCCTCCTAATGATACTTATGGAAGATTTCAATATTATTTTGATGTTAATTATGAAGATTTACGTGAAGCTGTATTTTATCTATATAATGAAAAACCTGATATTGAGGTGGCTTTAAATATTTATGAAAGCTTCCCAACATTAGATGAATGTACTGAATATATTAATAAAAATAAAGATAAAGTTATTACAAATATTATGACATTAACTAATTATAAATGGAATTTATTGGGACCATTTAAACAAAATCGTGATCGTATTTCATTCTATAATGAAAATACTCAAGTATTAGAAAATATTCTTAAACAACAAGAAGAAGATGCTAAAATGGGTAAAAAACTATTAGATGATCGTATTCGTAAGAAGAAAGTTAAGAACGTTAAAGAATATGGTAAAACTGATCCAGCAGTTGCTAAATATCTTAAAGACCATCCATCCGAAATTTCAATAAATGCTCATAAAGTAGAAATTAAAGAAGATACAGTTGTTGTAACTGAAGAATTCGAAGTCTCAGAATCAGGTGCTAAAGTTGATGATGAAGGAACTCCTGAAGATGCAATTGAAATTGGTGTAACATCTATTAATCTTAAAGATAATAAAATATCAACAACTAAAATTTATACTAAGGCACATGCTCCAGAATTACCAAAAAAATAAAATTAATTATGTAATTTTAAAATATTTTTTTTTCATAATTATCATAATAATTATTGACATTAATAGTAAAAATATAATCCAAATACTAAAATCACAATCAAATATACTAAATAATGATACATTAAATAAATAATTTAAAGATACATATTTATCTAAATATATATTATTAAAATATGGACACTTAATTAAACTAGTTAATGAAGATGAAGTTTTGTATGTTGAAGTTTGATAAACAAGTCTGGGAATCGTTATATAAGTGTTAAGAATATTTTTTGAAGATAATTCTTGAATATAAGTATCTATATGAA